TTCCCCGGCTTGTTCAAAATCAGGCGCATCCATTTCTACAAAAAGAGCAAGGCGATCACTTATATACTTGTATTTCAGAATAACATATTTCCGACCATCGACAGGATCTAGAAGCTCAAGCCATACTCCGCATGGCGGCTTTTCTCCTGCCATCCATTCCGTAACTTCTGGCGTATCGCAATCATGCCGCTCATCTTCGATTAATTCGTCAATGATTTCACTTTCTTTATTCATGCCATCATCATCTTTATTAGATAAATTGGCATATTTATCAAACTTCCAGCTTGCCGCCATAACAGAATAAGTGCCGCGAGTATCAGCGCGGACACCAACTAAATAGCATGATCCAAAATTATATTCTTCCCTGCATGTCGATACTTCGAACGATGGGTAGCATTCAGGGTTAGTGCGATGGCTAATTATACCGATTACTTTTGATTTATTCATTTGCTTATCCTCAGTCACGCCACGGTTACATTGTCAACCTTGATATAATATTCAGGGTTGTTTTCTATTTCAGATTTAAACTTAGAAAAACATTCACGCCATTCATTTGCTGGTCTACTAAAATAATAAACTGTATGGTTTTCTATTTTGTACAGGATACCAGTAACCTTAGCTTTGTAATAACTAACCATTATTGCCCCCAGCGTTTTATAAATTCCTCGTTTAATTTCGTATCACCTGACCACTGAACGCCATGCTCCGCGCCGAACGAATAAATCAATTCGATTAGTTCGCTGAATTCTGATTTACTCATTCGACTGGTGGATGTTCCCAATACAACGAAGCCGGATTTATCCAGATTGGGGACGACGCCATATTTCTTAAGCCCGGCAGTAAATACTGCTTTCCAGTCTTCCGGCGACAGCTTCTTGCCGTACCAGTTAACCTGATCGCTAACATCGGTTAGTAGCGCCCATAACAACGCATTTTGACTCAGTGAGCGGGTTTTCTCCTGAATGGTAATTATCAGCGGGCTTTTGCTATCAGGCTGGATCTCCCTTATCTGCCTGATAGCATTTTCTTTCACGGCGTCGTTAACTATCTCAAATCTAATTTGCCTCATAATACACCGTTGCTATTTTTCCATTGTGCGCGCGCGTACATAATCGCCTGCAAAGAAATTAGCCGCGAGCTTGTCATAAAAGCGCCTTTTAAATATTCCATATCAACCGTAACAGGCATATCAGGATCACCGCGGCGCTTGTATTCCGCAATAGTGCTTAAATCCTCCACGGTCAATTCTAAATCCTTGTTCATAACTCCCCCTTACACAATCCGCATTGTGTTTCTTAATTCCCCACGCAGCGCCCGCAACGCCTCACGAATTGGAACGAAAGCCCAGCTAAATCTTACGTGTCTGTATTTGCGCATTAGCGGAGGTGTATAAACCATTGCGCCACAAGAATTGCATGGAAAACGGAAATGTGATTCATCAATGAATGTTTCAACTGAATAAAAGATTACCCGTCTCATAATTCTAACCCCGTTTCACCGTTAAGTTTTTCGATTTCAAATGCTGGTTTATCCGGTAACAAGCCGTTATTTTTCCGGTATTCGTTCAGGCGGCTGTTAAATTCAAATACGATAGGACTTGAACAACCATAGAAGCGAGCTGATCTAAAAAAATATTTCCCGTCAAATTTATTGACAGTTAATAAATTTTCACTACCTAACATCTTTAAAACCCGACAGATTTTTCTCTGTTTTATTTCGAGTTTTAATTTCTTCTTAACATCCTCAGCAGAAAAATAATCGCTACTATTCAGAAATAAAGGCATGATTTTTTTTATTGCCATTTCGCGCACTGACTTCAAGCAATATGATAACCGTGGTCCTCCCATTTCCACAGGAATAATAGCGCCGTCAGAAACCATATCACGCAAACTGTTAACAATCTCGATTTCAGGACCTGGAATAGATTTAATGATTGTTGCTTCACCCGCGACAGTAGCATCCTGTAAAAAATTCGCTATTTGTGTTTTATAAGTGGTTTTCATTGTTTTTAGCCTCGATTTAAGCGCGAAAACAGCCACCAGAAAGCGGTCAGCTTTCCGGTAAGCCGTTTACTCAAGTTAATTAAAAGGATGAGTTATTCTGGTTGTTTCGTGGGGAGAATCGGCTTGCCGCCGGACGTTGTTGCATTGACTGGATGCAAGCGGACGCCGCGCGGGCCTGGTCACATGGTAAGATATTGCCGTTGTCGTCAAACCGCTGGTAAACAGTGCCCGTTTTCCCGTGACGGTTTTTTGAAACGATGATCTCCATATATTCGCGGGCAACAGATTGTTCGTTGTAGTAGCCATCACGGTAGACCATGATGATCCGGTCCGCATCTTGCTCCAGATTACCGGAATCACGCAGATCAGAATTGTTCGGGCGCTTGTTCGGTCGTTCCTCAACGCGGCGGGATAATTGCGCCAGCGCCGCCACTGGTACGCGCAATTCCTTCGCCATCATTTTCAATGACCGCGACAATTGCCCTACGGCAAGATCATGACGTTCGGCCTTAGCCAGCTTCATTAACCCGATGTAGTCAATCATTACCATTCCCAGGTTGGGATGGTCCTGTTTCATACGTTCGGTGGTGGCGCGTATTTCCTCGACCGTTAACTGCGATGCGTCAACAATCCATACGTCGAGATCGGCGAGGGCGCTCATACCCTGGGCGACGTGCGCCCACCCCTCATCGTCAAGTTTTACCGGATTACGCAAACAATCCGTTGATAAATTCCCCGCACCAGCGATGGCCCGCTCAGTTATTTGATCGAGCGACATTTCAAGCGTAAAGAGCAAAACACCGACACGATTTCCTTCGCCGCCAGGGTAAGGTCTCTCAGCCGCCGCGCGGGCAATTGCCAACGCTAACGCCGATTTACCAGATCCCGGACGTCCGGCGATGAGCACTAAATCAGTGGCGTTAATGCCGCCTAACATTTCGTCGAGTGGGTCAATCCCTGTTTTGATGTTGTCGGAGTTTACGCCGCATTCCATGCGCTTACTTAGCACTTCCGTGTATTCCTGCACCGCGTCGCGCAACAGCACCGGGAGGATTTCGCCTTTCGTTACTTTTAATTTTGAATACCGGGAATCAAAATCTTTCATCGTTTCCCTGACAACTTCAAGCGTACCCGTTTCCAGTTTGTAGCGAATATCTTCTATCAGGTCCAACATTTGCCGCCGCTGGTGTTCTTCCTGCAATAATTCGGCATACCCTTTCAGGTTGGCAGCCGAAGGACACGATCGCGCCGTTTGCATCAGCGGTATGAAGTTTTCGTTACCGATTTCATCGCCAACCAATAACGCATCGATGAGATTTCTGTTTCTGGCTTGCGCCCGGATAATTTCGAACGCCCGTCTGTATAGCGGAATAGTGAAAACTTCTGGATCGAGTGTAGCAAGAACATCTTGCGCGTTAGGGGTAAGCCCGCCTAACAGAAGTCCACCAATAACCGCCGATTCCCTTTCTTGCCGCAATGAGTTTACTTGCTCAGTTATCATTATGGCGTCGCCTCCGGTTTACAAAATGGAATATTCAGGGTAATAAACAAAGCGCCCGATTTCCCCATAATCCGGGCTGTAAATTATCACCGCCGCCAGCCGCCGCGACCGCCAACCGCCATTCGTTGAATAAGCGTCTTTACCCGCTAACGTGCCGTGGTGCTCAACGATCCCTAATGATGTTTCTACGACAGATTGATGATGCAGATGCCCCGTGTGAGCGTAAACCGCCGCCGACTTGCCGAAGTCCTCCCGCCAGTCAGAAACACAGGCAGCTAACAAATTTTCGGGTTTTTTGATGGTGTGCCCGTGATGATAAGCAAGGAATGTTTTACCGTACTGCGTGTGGTGGACGATAGCAGGTGATACATCAACCGTTACGCGCGGTTCATCCTCGTAAAAAGCCGCCAGCGCCGCACGTAGCCAGATCATCCCCGACTGATCGTGATTGCCGGATAACACTTGTATCTCGACGTCCTTATGGTTTAACAACATTTTCCCCACCGCACGCCGGACCGACCGGATCGCCACATAAACAAGTTTTGCGTAGCGGCTATCCTGATCAAGAATATGCCCGCTTGTCGGTGTAACCGGGATCATCCCGTCAGAGTGAAGTAGATCGCCTCCGAGAAGCAAAACAGCCTTCTCAGACGTTGGTGCAGCGCCTACCGCGTAGTCGAAGAAGTCATTTAGCACGCGTTCGGCGATCCCGGTGTCGTAGCTTTCTCCGCATTCAGCTTTATGTGCAAGCGCCCCGATATGCAGATCGAATACCGGATAAAGGGCCAGGCTTTTTTGGAAATCAATTTCCGGCACTGGCACTACCTCCGCGCGTGGTATTTCTTCCGTGAATGCGTCGCAAGCCGCTTGCGTTAGCCTTTCCATTTCCTCACGGTCACGGGCCGTTTTAATCCAGCGCATGATTACATTGCCATCCTTATCAACGAGCAATGATTCACCGTTAACACCGAAGCCAGGAGCGCGGCGCGTGGATATTAAACCGCGCTTAGCCAGCCGTGCGCCCAGGCGTTCGACGTTGCGTTTTGCCATTCCATATTCTTCGGCTATTTGCTTGTAAGTCTTCCCCTTGTTGTACTCAGCGATCAGTTGCTCATCGCTGATCTTTCTCTGTGACATAACGTTATTTCCTCCGGTTTACGGAATGTATACTCATTCAGAAAAAATAATATTCAATAACTCTTTAAATCTTGATTCATAAAAATGCGGCTGTGTTTCTCTCTGATTAGATGGGTTGGTTATATTTTTTCCGTATCGCAGACCATACACAGTTACATTCCAGAATCTTTTTTCTCCGCATTTTGCTTTACGATACTTGCGATCGACAATGCCTTTGCGTTCAAGGATTGGGTAAACTTCACGCGCAGTCATGCCAACGTTATTTTCTTCTAACAATGCTGTCAGTGATTTGGTCACGCGGCTTGATCCGTCCACAGCATCAGAAGGAGCGTCAATAGCGTAATGCGGAAGGATAGGAGGAATATTATATTCCTTCTCAATCTTCTGTAGCATACCTAACTTACCTGAATTACTCATATTCAGCATTCGGCCCGCCGTTTCAGCAAAAGCAAGAACATTACTGATCTGTGTGTTACCGTAATTTGGAACAGCATTTTGCCGGACTGCGTTTTCAAGTTCCTGCCAGCGGTCAACGATCCGCGCCGTAAGTTCAGGGCAAAGCTGTGCGACCACAATAATACTATCTCGCTTGCCTTCCTCCCCTTCAAAAACGTAAGCGTCCACGCCACGAATCAATCCTAAGTTATTGATTTTTCCGAAAACCTCAATTTGAGGAAGTCGGATAATCCCATTATTAGCAAGCGTCTCGATAGTGCGTTTTACGTTATCATGACGCTTACCAACCAACTCTGAAATTTCAATACTATTCATTTTAACGTTATCAAAAACCATTAATTCAGACATTGTAATTTCTCCGTAAAACGCGCTACAACGCAAAAATCCCACCGCGTAACCCGTTTGCACAGGTTGCAGTGTCTTATTGCGTCAGAAACGCTATCAGGTGGCTAATTTTCGATTTACAGACTGGTAGGTAGGTTATGGATTGACTAGAAGGAACAAACCGCCGAACAAGGCGACGTTAACAGCGATTGCCGCAGCGATGGCAAAAGCCAGGGCGAAAACGTGTTTACCGTCCATTTTAAAATCCTCTCTGTAACGCTCTCTGACGAGCTAATCGCAAAAAGGTAAGCAAGTGTAGCACCCAATGCGATTTAGCTCGCTGGTGAGCTTGTTTTGTGGGTAATTTTGGATTTTTGGTAATTCATGATGGTATATGTTGGAAGTTACGCGTCTTGCGGAGCGTTTCCGGCTTCAACAGAAAATCTATATCAGCCAGCCAGCCGCTTTCATTCTCACCGAAATAGAAGTTCGGCGCATCAGCTTTAAATTTCTGGAAGTAAGCAATAAAGCTGTCAACGCTTTTGTCTTTCAGGTAGTCAGATAGCGAATGGATCTTACGTTCAATATCCCGATCCAGTTCGGCAGGTGGTAACAGGCCGTCAAACGTGCTGTTAAATGCTTCCACCACGTCGGCAGCGTTTACAGTAGCTGACAGCTTGCGCCATTGTTCAGCATCAGCCAGATACCCATCAAACTTAGTTACCCGGCAAATGTTAACAGGCTTAGGCACTCCACCACGGCTACGCCATTGCGTCAAAGCCCACTCAATTACTAATGTGATCTCATCCTCCGTGTATGCCTTACGTGTTTTTGTTTCTGTCAGTAGTTCGATGAATGGCTTAGTATCACGACATTTGCATCCTGCCTTTTCGTTGTAGAAAGCCAGGCAACGCAATGCAGATTCGCTTATCTGAAAGTCACCGTCCTGATTGACTTCTTTTCTTTTTATATTTTTCTTTTCTTCTTCTGTTTCTATTTCTTCTTCTACTTCTACTTCTAATCCATGGTTGTGCCATGGTTGTGCCATGGCTGCATCATGGTTGTGCCATGGTTTTTCTTTTTCTGTATCTGGTGAATTATTTACTTCCACTAAAGGATTATCTAACTTTTTATTTTTTTTGACGTTTAGCCTTTTAATTGCCTCTCTAAATTCGCTTTTTGACGAAGCCATTGATTGATCAAGTCTTTTTGCTAACGACAGGCATCTTACAACGCCATGTGAGCAGTCGAACAAGCCAACTTCGATGAAGTATCTCATCATTTCTTCTACACGTTTCGGACTTGATCCTACGTTCCGGGCAATGATTCTTGCATCGTGTTTTAGTTCGAATGTCAGATTATGTTGATCTACTTCGTAGGCTATTAACTCGATGCAATACCAATAAAGCCCGTATCCTTCCAGGCCATAATCAAGCAAAACGTTTTGAAGTTTTTCATCGCGGTTCGCATCGCTATCATGCTTAAACCACTTCATTTCTATTCCTCCGGCAGCATTACCAGGTAAACGTCATTTACCGGGTAAGGGTTACAAATAAATCCTTTGTGTGTTAATCCGTTGATAGCAAGTATCACCGTACTTACAGGAATTTCACACATTTTTGCGATTTCTTGGTGTGATACCCTGGCGTGGCGGCGATTATCTGCCTTTTCAGCCAGAGCCATTAAGACAAGTTTTTGAATCGGGCTGTTAAGTTCCACTTTCCAAGCCTCATTCATCATGTGCATACTCATTGTGTTTCTCCTATGGTTAAAATGAACGCGCGGGCGGGTATCCCATTAGCATTAGGTAGCAGTGATTGACCGCTCAACAGATCCCGCCGTTGCGTGATATTTGTTTTTCGCTTCGCAGCGACACCAGGTTTTTAAAGAGCTTTTAAGGTATGCGCCTTTTTGTGCTATTCCCTCATCTTTTTTCTTGCGTCTTTGCAAGTCCGGCTTTACCTTGTCTGCAAGTTTACAGAATGGTGTTTTTCGGTCAAGGCTTGAAAAATACATTTTGTGACTTGCATCAAACTTTTTAGGGCGATAGGGTAGCGATATGAAAACAAAATGGTATGACTTAGCAAAACAACTCATGCGGGCGCAAGGCATGAGCCAGGATTCATTGGCGGATCTCATGGGGATCACAAAAGGCGGCTTATCTCACTGGCTGAATGGTCGCCGCGAGCCAAATCTTGAAGATATTGCGCGGATTATGCGGGCGCTTGGTCGTCGGCAGTTTACGGTCACTCATGACGGGATGGTTATCGATGATTCAGTTTCAAATACGTTGCCGGGAGCGCCGCCGCTCGACGTGGGACGTTATCCGGTTATTGACTGGAAAGACGCAGGAAACTACATGGAAGAAGCAAAACGCGCATTACTACCACACGTTAACACGAGCGTGATTTGTTCGGATGATAGTTATTGGCTGGTCGCAAAAGGTGAGTCAATGAACGCACCGCAGGGATTAAGTATCCCGGCAGGGACGATGATACTTGTCGATCCGCACGCGCCAGCTATTGACGGCAAACTGGTTATAGCCCAACTGGAGGAAGGGCAAACGCCGACGTTTAAACAGTTAATCATTGATGGAGGTCAAAGGCTTTTACGTTCGCTTAATCCGCTGTACCCACCAATCCCGCTAAACCCTGAATCAAAAATTATTGGCGTGGTGGTGGATGCAAAGATCGTAAACCTGCCATAAACATTAGCCGCCGGATGGCGGCTTTTCTTTGCCCGGAAAGCACCAAAACGTAAACCGAAAACAGTTTTTATTGTTTGAATATCAATGAGATAGAAAATATTTTAAAAAAGTATACAAAATGGATTGACTCAACATATCACGGGGCGTATATTGCGAGTCAAAGGAGGGAAGGCAGTAGAAAAAAGGAAGTTTGAAAATGCTCTTTAACAATCCGGTTGCACTGAAATGTGCAGACATAAATTTCAACTAAGGAAATAAGATTATGAATGCGAAAATTACTTACGGTAACTGTGAGAGCAAACTTAACGCCCGCGCCCGCCGACGGATGAAACGGGCAGCAGAGCAAGATGAAGGCCCGCACATACAGAAGGTTGATAGAGTGGAAAAAGCTATTCGCTTTGCAAATGAGGAAAAATGCGAACCAAATAGCGTTAAAGGACGTCGCAAGGGAGCAACAAAATGGTATCAGGAAAATGAAAGCGGCAACTACTTTCACGCAACGCAGCCGCGCCAGCTTGGGGAAAAACCCCTCGATAAAGTCCGATACCATTAATACATAACGTAAACAACAGGAGGTGACATTATGGTTATCCAGGCGCTTCAATTCAAACTGGCGGTAGCGGAAATGCTTCACGATGCCGAAATGTGGAGCGCCGCGAATAAAGCCTTGTATGTGGTATTAACAGCGAAGGAGATTAAAGGGTGAAAACAGAGCTACACAAGAAACTGTGGACGATTCAGCAGACGCTTAACGCGCCTAAGAATCAGCGTAATAACTTCGGGGGTTATAGCTATCGTTCAGCGGAGGATATTCTGGAAGCGGTTAAACCGCTACTTCAAAATGTCACACTAACGCTGAATGATGAAATTATCCTGATTGGTGAGCGTTATTACGTTAAAGCCACTGCGACATTAAGCGACGGCGAGGACGCAATAGCGGTAACTGCTTACGCAAGGGAGGAAGAAAACAAGCGCGGTATGGATGCAAGCCAGCTAACAGGAGCAACATCAAGTTACGCGCGGAAATATGCCTTGAACGGTTTATTCTGCATAGACGACGCGAAAGACGCTGATACTGATGCTTATGCTAAACAGACAAATCAACAGCCACGCCAGCAGAAAAACCCGCCAAAACAACAACCGCAGCAGCAGAAAGCGCCACCAAATCCTGATGAAGTGTTAGCACGTTTCTGTGATGCGGCAGCGAAAGCGCCGGACGCGAACAAATTGCGCGAGATCTTCGGCAAGTGCTGGAAGCTACTGCCTAAAGATTCAGAACAACAACAAAAAGCGAAAGACGTTTATGACATTCGCTTAAAAGAGCTTAACGGGGAGATTAATTAATGAGTTTAAATTCAATCACGCTGGGCGGAAATATCGGAAACGACATGGAAATTCGCTACACGCAAAACGGAAAAGCGATTGGTAGTTTCTCGTTAGCTGTAACGAATGGCTACGGCGATAATAAGCGGACAATGTGGATCACTTGCCTGGTATTTGGTGAGCGTGCGGAAAAATTAGCGCCGCATATCCGCAAGGGCGGAAAGATAGTGGTAAGCGGTCGCCTGGATGTTCGGCAATATGACCGGAACGACGGCACGAAGGGAACGGCTGTAGAAGTAGCGGTCAGTGAATTCGAATTCATGAACGTTAACCAGCAGGGCCAGCAGCAAGGCCAGCAGCAGAAAGCGCCGCCGCAGCAGCAGAATAATAACGGGAACAATCCTCCGCCGATGGACTTCGACGACGATATTCCTTTTTAGAATCAATAGGTTAGCGATGGGTGATTATTTAAAACCGCCACCGCCGCCACGAACAAAAGAGCAAGTATTAAAAGAAGCCCGCGATCAAATCGATCGGGGGCTTTTTTTATGTGGCACGGCAGCGGAACGAATGGCGAAAAGATTTAGTGACCTGTACGCAAAGCAAATCTGGTTTGACAACTGGCAAGCGAGTTTTTACCCGCTGCAAAGAAAACCGGATATGCAGTGGCCTGAATATGTCGATCCACGTATGCGCAAATATCGCGGGCGTATGGGCCAGGTTATTAACGATTAATGAGGTATCGAATCATGACAGCTACAACATTAAGCGAAAATAACGGCAGAGGTTTTCAGAGGACTGCGGAAAGTCTTGATGATAGTGACGTCTTTATTGATTTCGGCGGCGGTAACTATGAATTCGAAACGTCTGCGGGGTGGGTGGATAAATGGCCTTTCCCTACTCGCCAGGAATTAAGTAACCGTAAATCATTTGGCGAAGACGCCGAACGTCTGGCGAATAATAAATGGCTTGATAAATTCATTGCGGAGGGTGGCAAATGAATCTCGCAAAAATTGCCGCATTGCTCGCGGCGGTAGCAGTGGCGGTGCTGTATCTCAGTGTTTCGCTTTATATCACGGTGGCGATCATCAAACTGATTACTAATATGTGAGGCCAATTATGAAAGTCGGTAAGGATATTGTAAGGGTTGCGTTTTGCGTTATTTGCTTCCTGTTTACGGTTGTGTTTTGCGGCGCACTGGCGGCGGTGATTAGCTTTATTGGTAAGGGGTTAATGTGATGATGATTTGGGATGCAAAGGCGGGTGATCTCGTTGTTTTGCCTGCATATCGTAGTGATCCTGGCCTGGTCGTGCTGAATAAAACATGTAGCGATCTTGAACGACCGTTACTTGTTCAATATTTAGATGGCACGCTGATCGAGCCGCGCTACTTCGATAGTATCGTACTAACGGCCCGCAATGTTCGTGTTAAGCCGTTCCGGGCTTATGTTGAAAACCACTGGCGGCGGTTGTTCGCTGGTCTAAATGGGATGTTCGGCGTATGGCTATAAAATTGGTGAAGGTTAAAGACCTGAAAGGCGGTGAGAAGATCCGCGCGTGGTGGGGATATGAATTTATTGCTACTGCCTTTTATTTCGGGCCAGGGGGTCAGGTAACAATATTCGATGAAGATTACGACGAGGTAGGCCAATGGCATCTTGAACAATATGTCGAGGTGTTATAAATGAAAATTAAATTCCACAAAGCGTATGACGCTAACACAAACAAGCTATCTCTATTCATTGAATTCGAACGCCGGATCGTGTGTGTGCCGTGGGCGCGTCGCTTCAATGATGCTGGCGGGCGGCGACAATTTGCGGTAGATATGCTGTTACGTGGCTGTGGCCTTATGCGTCCGCTATCTGATTTAAAACGAATGATGCCGGGATCGTTCGGTCAGATTGACGAAATGGAAATAAGCCCGGAAGAACTGAAACGGGAGCGTGATTTATTCCTTTCAAGCGAAGGAAACCCGTTCAATCCAGAAACTGAAATGAAATGGCATCATCCACTATAAGGATAAATATTATGAACAATATCAAAACAGCTTATTCACTCGGCAGCGACGGCATGTTAATCACTCGCTACGCGGAGGACGCAAGTTTTCATGAAGTGGAAACGAAGGATTATCACGAAGTATTAAAAGATATGAACGCTGGCGCGTATGACGCCGATTTAAACCTGGCGCTACAGATTGTTGATATTATGATGGATGCATCAATCCGCGATTACGTTGATTTAAGCCTGGAAGAAAAAACAGATATTGCGCGTTATGTGTTCTGCCTTTCTTTTGTAAAACGCATGGAGGAAGAATTCGGACGCGTACCAGTACCGGAGGAAGTTGATCCGCTCGCGTTCGGAAGTGCTGTTATTTTCCCGTTAAGTAAGGATCAGTTCGGTAGTGCTTCACTGCATTGTATGCGCGAACTGATGAAAGGCATCTTTGAGGTTAAGATGTTACAGAAATTTGTTGAGGAAGGACACGAAGAAGTGAACGTTAAGGCGTTTATTCCGGTGCTTTACGGAAATTTCGTTGGCGATGATATGCGAGCTAATGAATTAGGCGTACAGGCGGCTATCGCTGTGCTTAATGATGCACGGAAAAACGCACAGCCTATTCATGAGCCGGAAAAACGCGTACTTCATTAACAGCGTGATTGCGATCACATAAATATACATTTTGTCTTGTCCTGCTGTATCCGTTTTGTAAACTTAAATCGAAAGGTATACAGAACGGAGGGCGGGAAAATGACAAACTTTGAACGTAACCACAAAAGCAAACTAAACCCGCACTTCATCATTGAGCGCACGTTAGGCGGACTATTCGCGATTCTGGTCCCGGCGGCGGCTGTAATGCTCGTTTACATGATCATTGACCTGATTATCAAAGCCTTCAACAACGGGATCTGTATGTACGCGGTTTGCTATTAGCGGGGTGGATATGGAAAACCAAATCATGCTGCATTGCGTAGAGGGTGGCGTAGGTCCGGGCGCTTACGTCGCCGGGCGGAAATATCCGGCAAACGAAGTGTTAAGCCACGAACAATGGCGGGAGGACGCTTATCACGTAACTGTATGGGGCGCGGAAGTCCAGGGTGTCGAGATGATTGGTATCGAGCAATATCTTGGAAAATTCGATTATGGCTTACTGGAGGCGTGATTATGTGGCTGATTGATTTAATCCTGGGTTGTTGGTTGTTCGCCCTGGTTGGCTTTGTTTGTTATTTCGCCTGGGAAGAAGGAAAACACAATGGACGCTGAATTGATGTTTATGGCTTGTTGCTGGGGGATCGTAATGGTCGGTTTGTTTCTCCGCTGGGTGATTGAAAAATATTTGTGAGGCTGAATATGAAAAAGGTTGGTGGCTATACATTACCGGACAACGCCAAATTAGCCGGGATTGGTTTTAGTGGCTGTTATTACTACAACAATATAGGCGATGTTTATTGCGTGCGCTTTGTCGATGGTGTACAGCATTTTCGCAGGCTACCAGATGTTGAATTGAGCAAACTTATCCGGGAGGTATCGTTACATGCGGTTTAAACATTACAGAGAATGGAAAATTCCAGAAGCAGCAACAAAGGCCGCACCTGGTAATTTTTCGGGCGTTTATTTTTACATGGATGGCAAATGGTATTTCGGCAGCAGGCCGGATCACTATTATCAGGAAATGTGTATGCCTCATGTGTGGGATATTAAAGAGCGCGTGAAAGGCGGGGTGATTGAGGACGTTTAAATGTTAAGAGAACTGTTTCATTTCTTGGGGGCGTGGCTTTTAGCCGCGCTTTTTGTTTTCCTGGGGTGCACTGTCATTATTGCTGTTTTGATTGTCGGTGCAATGTTTATCACATGGTCGCTTCCTGATATTCGACCGTGGGCGGAATTGTTTTTTGGTGTACGCGTGCTAATCGCTTTTAGTGTTTTCATGGGTTTTTGTTGGGCTGCCGCACCTGATTGGGATGATCCGTGGTGATTATATGGCTTTATTCAACCTGTCAGAGCCGCAATTTAACGCCGTTAAAACTGCTGCCCGCGCGGCGCTTTCTGCCTGCAAAGCGGAGGTAGAAAGAAACGGCTATAGCGATAAAGCCACGCGGCTGATACTCGATAGGCATTATCGCAAGGTCGCCCCGCTAATCAGTATTGAGCGGTTTGTGTGGTTGGTGGGGTATTTAAACAACCGCTGGGGGACGGAACAGGATTATTTTTAAGGGGGTATAATGAAAAATGATTACGGCGGCAGCCACACGCCGAAGGAAATTAAGGATCTCTGGCAAACGCCGAAGCCCGTATTTAGAGGAATGGATCGGGAATTCGAATTCGTCGCCGATGTGGCGGCAAACAAGGCAAACGCATTAGTTCCGCGATATATAACCGAAGAAATGAACACACTACATTATCCGTGGGGAGCGGTGGCGATGCCTGGTGAGTATGTCTGGATGAATCCACCATATTCTAATCCGGGGCCATTCGTTGATAAGGCGGCACTTGAGCACCATCAAAATCATATCGGATGTGTAATGTTATTGCCCGCTGATATTTCTGTTAACTGGTTTATGAACGGCCTGGAAACGGCAAACGAATGTCGCTTGATCACGCGCGGGCGGCTGGCGTTTATTAATGCTGCGACTGGTAAGCCAGCGAGCGGGAACAATAAGGGTAGCTTGTTCTTGATCTGGCATCCACGATGCAGGCATGAATGTATTTTCACGCAGATAACACGTAAAGAGCTATATGCAAGAGGTGCAGAATAATGACTAAGGCAGCAGATTTATTAAGACTCGCAGCGGAAACCATAGAGCAAAGAGGTAAGCAAAACGGCTACGACAAAAAAGAGGAAAAATCAGCGCCAAAAATAGCCACTATTTACAACGCTAAGAAGGGAGCCGATTTAACCCCGCTTGATGTATGGGATCTACTGATTTGCCTCAAAGAAGCGCGTTTAGGGGCCATTTTAAGCAACGGAACAGATCCGACAGACACGTTGATTGATTTGATTAGCTATAACGCGCTAAAAGCAGAGCAAATATTAACGGATCGGGAGGAAGAACAAAGTAAGAAACAGGCTGTTTTTGATATGCCGTTAAATTGCGGCTGTAAAAAAACCTCGATACCAGGCGACCTGATCGCTAGTGGCGAAGTAATAATGAATGGTAGCCTCCAGCTTGGTAACGGCTGGCGGTTTAATAAAGAGGCTTTATTGTATTCACCGAAGGATCATAAAAATGAAAAGGGTGACAATTGACAGGTTATTAGCCTGCGTTTATGTCGCCGTTTTTGTGATCATCAATCTTATTGTTAACCATTGCGGCCCGTGGGTAATTCCAGTCACCACGGTAGCCGCTGTGTGTGTCAATATGATGATCCGTGACTTCCTGTTATATGACGGCGGCCTGAAATGGTCGGCTACAACATGCGCTATAGCTGGCGCGATCACGGTGCTGATAAATTACGACGCCGGAATGGTGGCGATCGCGTCGTTTGTCGCGGTTGTTTCCGGTGCGCTTATTTCTGGCGGCGTTTACCGGGTTTTACCTGGTGATTTCGATTCTAAACGCTGGCCTGCAAATATAGCGTCCGCCATTGGTGATGCGTTAATTTTTCCTACGCTATCGTTTGTGGCATTTATGCCGGAAATATCAGCTATGCAATTCATCTCAAAAATGGCAGCGGTAACGGTGATTACTATCATCATGCGCCGCTATTTTACGTTTGAGGGCAGGAAATGAAAGGGCTTAGAAATTGGGTTGTGTGGTCGCTGTACGACGGCAGCGGGTACGCCGTTAAGGATTGGGCGGAAGCTGGATATAAGTGCTATTGCTTCAACTATGACGGCGCTAATCACGGCGATTACGAAGGCGTAAAAATCATTCATCCGAATATCGAATACGTTAACGTATGGATTGACAGCCATTTCCTGGTAATGTTCTCCCCTGAATTGTCTGTTTATCCAGATCCTGACATTATCCTGGGCTTTCCTCCGTGCGACGATCTCGCGGTATCCGGCGCTCGCTGGTTTGCTGATAAGCGGAAGAAAGATCCTTACTTTCAGCAGAAAGCAGCGTACAACGCAAAGTTAGTAGAAATGCTGGCGAGTATGTATAACGTCCCGTGGATGGTGGAAAATCCGGTAGGCGCACTGTCAACGTTATGGCGTAAACCGGATTTTATCTTTAATCCGTGCGCTTACGGTGGCTACCTGCCGGAAGATGATAAACATCCTGCTTTCCCGGAATACATCGCCGACCGCGACGCCTACACGAAGAAAACATGTATCTGGTGTGGGAATGGATTTAAACAGCCGCTATTCCGGCCTGTACCGATGCCGGATGAATGGGAAGATAGTAAGCAGCACGCGAAGTTGGGCGGAAAGTCGAAGCGCACTAAGATGATCCGCTCACTAACGCCGCGCGGCTTTGCCCGTGCTGTATTCCTGGCTAACGACCGGGCAATCACTCGCACTACGCTTAACCGTGTTTTACCGGATTGATGTTTACAAAATGGCGTCATTGTGTGATGAGCGTCACATAATGGCGCTTTTCATCTTGTCCGGGCGTATCCATTTTGTATACTGCAATCAAACGAAATGCTCTTTAAAAACCTGGCCCCGCTGAAATGCGGAAATATATCACCTGACAGAAGGAGAATAAATCATGAACGATGATAGGTACGCGTGGCATGACGACTACGAGCGCGAATGCGTAATGCGGGCAATGTGCAATTTATGTAACCCCGACAAAGGAGATTGTAACGAGTGCAACAAATGCGTAGATCATTGGCTAAGGGCCGGAGCCGCCGCAAAGCCGAACGAAATCGAATATCGAAAATAATTGGGGTGGACTTTATGCAAAACCCTAAAAAACCCATAAGACGCCGTTGCAAGTGCTGCGGCGTTTTTTTTGAGCCTAAATATCACAACCAGACGTGGTGCAGTGACGAATGCCTGGAAGAATTGAAATTTGACCAGCTATGCCGCGACCGTGAGAAGGCTATGAAGGCTATGGAACGGAAGAAACGCCGTGATAGCCAGCGGGAAGAACGCAACCGGAAGCGTAAACAGTTAAATCCGCGTAGTTATTGGATCAAACAAGTTCAAAATGTATTCAATGCCTATATCCGCGAACGTGATGCGCGGTTGCCGTGTATATCCTGCGGGACTTACTACGGTGAGCAATGCGGGTGGGATGCAGGCCACTACAGAACGGTTGCCGCCGCCGGACACCTTCGCTTTAACGAGGATAATTGCCATAAACAATGCAGGCACTGCAACCAGACATTAGACGGAAACATAGGAGGGTATCGCCCGGCACTGATTCGAAAAATTGGCCTCGCTAGGGTGGTAGCACTGGAGAACAACAACGATACGCATAAATGGACGATCGCAGAATGTAAGGAGTTAATAAACATCTATCAGGCGAAATTGGACGCCTTAAGGAGAAAGGCAGCATGAATGAATATACTTTTAGCCTGCCTTACCCGCCATCCAATAACCGCTATTACAGGCATTCGCGCGGTTTTCACTATATCAGCAAAGTGGGGAAGGAGTACCGGGAGCAAGTAAAAGACATTATCGAGCTATTGAATTTAAATATTAACCTATCTTGCCGACTGGCAATCGCCATTTATGCCGCGCCGCCGGATAACCGGACCAGGGATCTCGATAATCTCCCTAAATGCCTTTTTGATAGCCTTACTTATGCCGGATTCTGGAAAGATGATGGACAAATCGACGCAATAAAAATTGTACGCTGCCGGAAGGTAAAAGGCGGGCGATTGTTTATTAAGGTACGCGAACGCGGCGACCTGCTACCGGATATTGACGAATACGCGACTAATATGTGGGGTGAGCAATGAAAAACGAAATTAAAGATCTGCAAATAGATATTCAGCGTGAGGAACATGATTTAGAAACAATCCGACAAATCCAGGCTTTTCATATGCGCGAATTGCTTGCGCTAAAAGAGCTTGAGCGAAAGATGGTGCAATCCATTTCTGACCGTAAACACCTGGCGGCGCGTTACGGGGGTAAATAATGAATTTAGAATCCATTCTAAAATTCCACTTTCCTAAATCACCGCGATTGTCAGACGAAAGCCGGGGAACATCCCCGGATGCGCTTAATACGACGGATGCACTTACCGCCGCTGGTATGGCGCAATCGCGCGTAGAGCTTGGCTATAGCGCTTTTTTAGGGAAGATGGAACTATCGCAAGCCGAAAAACACAAGGCCGTAGTATTGCTTACAGAGCGTTTAAGGGCTATGGCAAAAGATTACGAATACGTCATGGAGTTAAACGAGGATCAGCGCAATGGACTTATTATTCTTGTTGCCGTTTTCGCGTTTAGGGATTATTGCCAAAGCGCCGCTACGGAAAAAACTTGTATGGAGTGCGGCGGATATAAATTTACGTTTGACGACTACGGGGAAAAACACCTTTGCAAAAAATGCAAGGGGCATGGGAAAGTTCGCAACCATTGTAAACAATGCAAAGGGCGCGGCGAGATACCGGATAAAGCAGCCAGCAACGCGGCGGAAATGCCAGTTTTCAAAACGTGCCAGCACTGCGGCGGGCGTGGGTACTCACGTTTCCCGGTAGATCTTGTTCGGCAGGCGGTTAATCAGCTTGTTTTTCCGGTAAGCCGATCAACGTGGTGGAAAAAATATCGGGTTTTCTATGAGGACGCCATAGCGGAGCTATTCAAAGAGGAAGCCCGCGCGGAAAGCGAAATCAAGCGAGTGACACGGGGTGAATAATGGATAAGCTGGAAATAAACGATCAGTTCGCTGTTATCTTGTTCGAAGATAAAACAGGCGGCGCATGGTGTAAGAAAGTCACTGGTACAGAAGCGCATTTAATTTTGAAAATAGCAAGCGCGTTACACGACGGCGAGTTACCTGCCATCCCTGTTAAGCCAGTCCATATTTACAAACGGGGTGACGATGATGAAGCCTAAATTAAAAGAACATCTTTTTGCAAAACTTGTTAATGACCTGACGTTATCAGCGCGGTTGTGTGGTGATACACAACAATTACGGGCGTGGATAGCAAGGGATTTGAAAAAATATATTGAGCCTGGCGGGCCGGGTGACGAAATGACGATGGACAAGGCCATCAAGCGCCGGACTGCTGAATGGTCAGTAAGTAATACCGGATTAACCGGATATATTGAAGGCTATAACGACTGTTTACAGGATCATAGCGATGGCAAGTAAAGATCTACATTTAAACCTGAAAGGAGAATACTTTTACGCCATCCGGGCGGGAAAGAAGGTGGAGGAATACCGGCTTTATAATGACTATTGGCGCAAGCGCCTGGAGGGGCGGGAATATGAACGCCTGATTATTAAGCTGGGGTATCCAGCCAGCCACGAAGCGCACCGGATCATAAACCTTCCTTATTTTGGGTATGAAGTGAAAATTATCACACATCCATTATTCGGCCCTGATCCGGTGAAAGTATTCGCAATTAAATGTGATGTGAATTGGATGTTAAGGTGGGGGAGCGATGAAAAGTAACCGTAAACGCCTGGTAAGGGCGTATGACAAAGCGTTAAAGGCTTTTGATGATCTGCGACACAATAAGCGCCAGCGCCGCAAGTGGGCGCGATTTTTTGTTAGTGAATGGCATGATGATGATTTCTTCCTGGAAGCGCGGCATATGACGCAGGAAGACGCCGACGCATTAGCTGATGATAACATTTACTATATGATGTGGTGATAATATGCAAATAATCATTGATTACCTTTGCCATGTATTCAATACAATTTTTGGCTTTTATCAACAACCATTTCTTAAAGAATGGGATTCGATGCTAAACGATATTCTCGATAAAGGATTAATAATGGAGGTTGACGAGCTTACAATCAAATTTAATTATGAGGGTGAAATTTATCTAATTTGGGTCGGGAATAGATGGTATGCATACGGTCATATTTATTCAATTGGCGATAAATACATTAAAAGGGGTCAAGAATTCCGACCACGCTTCCGCACAATGCGCCGCCTGCATAACCTGCATATGAATCTCTTTGAAGACCAGGAAGCACGGGAATTATTTAAAATTTACGGAGGTAAATCATGGAGCTAAAGATCTGGCGTGCTATCGACGTAGTTGACAATGAGTTAAGTATGTTTGCCACTGATGGAAAGCGCGTAGTGATCGCTACATGGACGCATAACCATGATGATATTGTTTTTCGTCGCAAAGCTGCGGAGTGGCTTTTCTCTGACGATGGCTACACGATGAACATCGCCCAGCTTGCCAGAATGAAAGATGAAATATTAACCGACAGCTACACAACTGCATAGCGGGGTGAATATGCGTATCTATGAGCACAAGCGGGATAAAACCCGCTTTTTTGTTCGTGCTGGCGTGGCGTACCAGTATCACGACTGCGGGTATATTGAGGCGCTTGCTTACGACCTGGATTTCGAGCAAGAAAAGGAGTGGTTTGATTTCAAGATTTACCGGAAGCGCAAACCGACGCACGACGAGCGCCACGCTATCCGTGATTTTTTAATCAGCATTGACCGCTGGGAGGCAGAGGAATGAAAACGAAGAAAGCAGCAGATAAGAAAGCGTTGGTTATCGCCACAACGGATGTATCGTTATTCACGAAGGGTGAAGAAATAGATCTTAAATTGCTTTTTGGTATGTTTGAACCACACGAAAAGCCGTGGTTTGTTCATGAAGATAAACAGGGAAATATGCGTGTCGTAGTGCCGGACAAAAACAGCGACATATTTTTTGCTATTCCAGATCCGTTACATGACGGTGAAATGTTGGCGGTATTGTTGATCGCTGATGCTGTTACTTATAAGGGTAAAAAATATGAAAGTTAAATTCCTGCATGACCACGGATACCCATCATTAAAACGCGTAGTAGGGGAAGTGGTAGACGTAGTTCATTCTGATGATGTGACCTGCGTCATTATGGGTAAAGACCTCATCGCTCATGGTGCTGATGATCACTACATTAACCCGGCGTGGTCGTATACATTCAGCCTGGGGGATTTCGTAGGTGATAAGGGGCGCGGCCTGCAAGTAGTCGAGGGTTAATATCATGGACGTTTACGAGGATTTATACCTACAGACGAATACCCACACCTTTTATTTTCTGAAAAACGGCGTCGTATGCCGCAGTGACGACGGGGTGATAATGAAGGAGTGGTTATTCAAGCGTAAAGACCTACTTGATGATCTGGTTTTTGCCGGGATATTCCGTAAACGTCCGGCTAACCTGGAAGAAGAAATGTTGATCGACGAGGTATTGAAATGAAAATGAAAGTGAATTATTTCAGAGCGAAAGATAAAGCAACAGGAAAGCGTGTGGCTATCCTGGTTAATGAAGCAAATTATATGTTTGTTCTCCAGCCGTGGTGCATGGCTGACTATAACGATGATTATCGTCGTCACGCTGCGCGCGGCGCGGTCGGGATGAAAGGTTGGCAACCGCGCGACATGCTTAATTATTGCGACTGGAATCTGATAGCAAAATACACGGTCGATTATAAGGGAATATTCTGATGGAAAGCTATTTTGATCGGATGTTTTGCCGCACAACTTGTAACGAATATAAATTTACCACGGGGCAGGCGTACACAATTCACAGATTGCGCAATGCGACTACTGACCCGATGGTATTCGTTGCGAGTGATAACGAAGGGGTAATGTATCAGGTATTCTACTGCGGCGATCTTGATTATGCACTGGTGAAAAACATTACCGGACAATGGTTAGCGCAATTTTCCAGATACCCGGCTGATGTTGATGTAAAAAATTATTTAAAGGTGGCTGATAATGCAGGTTAAATGTTCATACTCAAGCAATGACAGCGTTTTCACGATTGGGCGAATTTATGACGTTCACATCGTTTATGGCAATGAAAATCACACAATGAATAACTGCCTCGCCTTAATTGATAACCATGATGAGATCTGGATGTTCAGGCCAAGCTATCAGGGCGGCGAAATATCCGGCGTGGGTTTTGTTGCCAGCTTCGAACGTTATTAAAGGGGTAACCATGAAACATTTATATTTTGAGGTAGTACAGACGCGCGATCGCGACATATTCGAAGAAGGAAAGATTTATTGCGGCGTTCAAATCCACGGTGCACCGGGCGGTGAGGCGATGGCGATAACTGGCGATGATGATAAGGTTTATTTTGCTTATGTCACACGCTTTCCACACACTGACAAGGTTTATTATCGCATCGTGCATGACTTCCAGGGCGTAGCTGTATTTTGTGACCGCGAAGGCAGTAAACCGGAATAGGTGGTTGTTATGAGTCGGAATCACAGGTATCAATGCACGTATTCACGATGCAGCGCGTTTTTTAAGAATGGCAAGATCTACGAAGTCAGCGCGGCATTGGTTGACGCGAAGGATCAGGAATATATCCACGCCATTACTGACGACCAGGGCCAGCTATGGCGCTTTTATAAGATGGGGTGTGGCACGGCGCTTGTTTATGCGCGTACTGGTGGCGGCGCTTTTGCTGCATTTTCGTATGTGGGGGTATGATAATGACTATTTTAACGTGTCACGGATCTGATCTTGATTGTTTCGAGGACGGTTGCCAGTACGAAGCGGAAAAGCCAGGCGGATTACCGAAAAATCCGTTTTTAGTCGTCACAGATGCTTACGGTCACTTATGGTATGCAGCGCCCAGCAAGGCGCGTGGCTGGTGGCTGATTCAGAATGACGATCGCGCGGTTGTAGTGGCCTTTAAGCAGGATGAATAAAAGCGTGATCTACCCCGCAAAGTTTACAAAATGGCATTGTTCCGGCAGTGCCGTTTTGTTATATATAAGTCAAGGAAAGACGGAAGGGGAGATAAGAAAATGAAACGCGAATATGTAAACACCATCAAAGGCATCGAAGCGGACCTGGCGCAAGGTTGGTGATTTGTAGCTATAAGCCGTGTTTGTATAGGTTAAACAAACGGATTAAAATATTTCCTAACAATGCGAAATTGTATTCACCCGGCCCCGCGCCGGGTTTTTGCTTTGTTGGGGGAATAAATGATCGCCACGTTAATTACGCGAACAAGGGAGGCCGCAAGCTATGTAGCTGGTATTCTGACAACCATAATTGGCGGTTTATCCCTGAATGACATAGCCGTGATAGTTGGTATCGGGTGCACGATAGGCACTTTCGCGGTTAACTGGTATTACAAGCGACAGGAGAATAAGCGGGAGCAGGAAAGGCACAACCTGGAGATGAAAAAATTATGATCAGCAAAACGCTAAAGCGCCAGATTCTGGCGGCAGCGGCGGGTGGGGCAATAGCAATTGCTGCCGTGATGATTAAACCGCTGGAGGGCGTGGAGTACGATCCCTATCGTGATGTTATCGGTGTCTGGACCGTTTGTTATGGTCACACCGGAAAAGACATTATGTTGGGTAAGGCTTACACCCCTGCGGAATGCGAGGCATTACTCAATAAAGATCTTCACAAAGTGGCGAAAGCTATTGACCCATATATCAAGGTCGAGATCTCCGACTTTACCCGCGCCGCGCTTTACTCATTCGCCTATAACGTAGGCGCTACCAACTTCAAAACATCAACCTTACTAAAACTACTCAATGACGGCAAGAAATCAGAGGCGTGCGCCCAGCTTAAACGCTGGATATATGCTGGTGGTCAGAAATGGCAAGGTTTAATTAACCGCCGTGATGTTGAATATGCCGTCTGCGAATGGGGGGAAACGTGGACAAGATAAAGGCGTTAATCATCGCCGTGGTTGTTTGCATTGTTGCCGGACTCACCGCCGCGCTTTGTCACTACCAGTCAACTGTAAACACGTTACAGACTGAACTAACGACAACGCAAGGCGCTTTAAAAACCGCAAGTAACACCATACAGCAAATGAAGGAGCGAAACGCCGAACTGTCAAAACTTGATAAGAGGTATCACGATGAAATTAAAGCTATCAGGTCTGACATTGCCGATCTGCGTAGCGGTATTAATAGCGGTGCTATCCGGTTGCACGTCAACGCAATACCCGTGCGAGTGTCCGACGCCACCGCCACCGCCAGCACCATTGATGGAACCGCCTGTAGACTCACTCCCGACGCTGAATCGGCTTATCTATCCCTCAGAGAGCAGCTAAAAGAGAAAGACGCGAAGATCACCGGATTGCAGGACTACATTAATACGCAGTGCTTACGCAAAGAATAACAGCGCGTGGACGTGTCGCCGTTTCCGCCAGCCAGCCATAACCGGGCCAATCCTTCCCGCGAGCGACGGCGGAATAGTCAAAAACACGTAATACCGGATCATCCATCCCATTAACAGGTCGGCGCTACCTGGGTAGAAGAAAGCGCCATCCACCAATTTATAAAATTCTGGAAACGGTACTGATAAGCGCCGTTTTCAGTGTTTTATATCTGTTTTACTCCCCGATGGTATCAAAATTTACGGGGGTTATATTTTCCAACGTAGGAGAATATTCTGATGGCTAAGGGTAAAGGCTTAAAATTGCCTCACTTCAAGATCCCGCTCTTTGAGCATACAACCGTTTTCTTTTGCCCGACCCGCGAAATCTTTTATGACTTCTGCGAGCGTGCACATATTCCAATCGAGCCTGATTTCGAACTGGCTGGCGGCCTGACGTTAACCTGTACTGGTGAGAACGGCGGCAACTTCTATGTTGTAGCTGTATTCGATCATGAGATGGGTACGCTGGTCCATGAAATTGCTCATGCGACATTCCATTGCCTAAGTGACGTCGGTGTGTTGGCAACTACCAGTCCAGAACATCCGGCGAATGAAACTTACGCCTACATGATCGGGCGCATGTTTGACACTTTCTTCCCTATCCTGGCTGAATCAAACGAAGCGGAAATTGCAGCACAACAGGCAGCAGAAGTGGTGGAGCAAGCGTTAGAACAGGCGTTAGAACAGGCAGAACAACCGCAGGAAGAAGAAAAACCCACGAAGAAAGGGAAACGTAAGGCAAAAGCAAAAGAAGCGCTTGTACCGCGCGTTATGAGCTTTAAACGAGGCTGATTATGGTTGCATCGATATTAACATTCATTGGCGGTATGGCGGCTGGATTTATTCTTTGCCTGTTTCTGGTAGTCATGTCTATGCAGAGGTAATTATGGGCGACTTCCTGTTACTGATAGTTTTGTTGTTTGTTGGCCTTGCATTGTTCGATGTTATAACGAGGTAAATTATGAACGCCTACGATCTCATCTGGTTGTTGGTGCTTATCGTGGGTATTGGCGTGAATATTTATAGATTATGGTGACGCAATGGAGCTTCACGAAATTATAGCGTGTGTGGCCTTTGCCTGTGTCCTGTATTTCTGGTGGAAAAACGTCGTATAGGTGAAAGCATGAACGCATATGAAATGTTATTACTGGTGGCAGTCGTTGTGGTTATTGCTGTGGATGTTTACCGGGAGCTTAAAGAATGAAAGAATCAGATTTTTGGTGCATGGTTTTAGCTATTGTCATTATCGCCCTGGCTTTCGCCATTTAGCCCGGACGCGCATTTTATGCGCTTCCAAGAATTAACGATATTAAATAGCCAGTAGGGGAATATCATGTTCGAGTTTCTTGATCTGCTTATGTTCTTGCTTTGTTCTGGTCTGCTTATTGTCGCGATAATGTTATGCGCATACGTGATTGTAATGATTGGTGCGCTCATTCACAAAGAAGTAAAACAGAGATTTAAGGGTAAACAATGAAAGAATTATTCGACTGGTTGGAAGTGTTTACATACTGTGCAAGTTTTGTTGCTTGCGTATATATCATCAATAAATATTGAGAGGTGAAATATGGCCCGCACTAAAAAGGCAAAGGTTGATAAAGAGCCTGCCGTTAAAAAGGTGGGCCGTCCGCATGGTTATACCGAAGAAAAAGCGTTAGAGATCTGCGAACTGGTGGCGGACGGTCAGAGCATTAATAAAATTTCGAAAATGCCCGGTATGCCTACCCGTTCCACAATCTTGAAATGGTTTAGAGATATACCAGAATTCTCGGTCATGTACGCGCACGCGAAGGAGATCGGCTTTGAGGTATTGGCTGATGAAATTATCGATCTTTCTGACGCCGCAGAAAACATCAAAGCGGAGGAATTGCGCCGCCATCAACTGATGATTGATACCCGCAAGTGGCTACTGGCAAAACTCCAGCCGCGCAAATACGGTGAACGCGTCACACAGGAGATCGTCGGCAACAAGGAAGAAGCGCCCGTTCAGGTAGCGGAGGTATCGAAAGAAGAGATCGCCCGCATCGTCCAGGAAGTGGAAGACGAGGTGTGATTGTGTTGACGATTAAAGAAAGGGTTATCCAATCCAAATGTGAAAACGACGGCCTGTTCTTCAACCGCTATTTCTATAAGCAGGCCAACGGAACGAAGATGTTTATCGCAGGCCATCATTTAGCTATCCGTGATGCACTGCAACGCGTTATTAACGGTGAGATTACCCGGCTTATCGTTAACATTCCCCCAGGGTACGGTAAAACCATGATTGCGACCATCAATATGATGGCGCGTTCCCTCGCAATAAATCCCCGCACACGCTTCCTTCATGTTTCCTATTCCAACAACCTGGCATTACTCAATTCATCGACAGTCAGAAGTATGATTTGTACGCCGGAATATCAGGCGATGTGGCCTATGAAGATCCGCAATGATGCCAATTCCAAATCGATGTGGTGGACGGAACACGGCGGCGGTGTATATGCAACGTCTTCGTTAGGGCAGGTGACAGGATTCAGGGCCGGATATATGGAGTCCGGCTTTAACGGTGCGTTAATCATTGACGACCCATTAAAACCCGCTGACGCTTACTCTGATGTGGTCAGGACGCAGGTTAACACCAACTACAACGACACACTGGCATCACGTCTGGCAGTGCAAGCGACGCCCGTTATCGTCATTATGCAGCGTATCCATTACGATGATTTATCCGGCTACCTGCTACGCGGCGGGAGTGGTGAGAAGTGGCATCACCTTAATCTGCCCGTGAAGATTGACAACAGCCTGGGTTATTGGGATCTGTACCCTGAAAACGAATTCGCCATTCCTATTGCTCACAACCTGCCGGATGGCTGGCTATGGCCTAAGAAGCACAATGATAGCCATGAAGCCGGACTAAGAGCGCACCGCAGATCATTCGAAGCCCAATATATGCAGCGCCCGCGTAAATTCGACGAGGAAGGCGCATTATGGACGGAAGCGATGATAACCGCTGCGCACCGGATGCAGATAACGCAGGACAAGATCCGCACGGTAATTGCTATCGACCCGGCGACAACATCATCGGAAGAATCGGACGAAACCGGAATTGTGGCGTGTTCCGCTTATGGTGGCGGGAAGTATGCGCAGTACTCGGTCGATGGTGACTACTCAGGCCGCATGTCGCCTAACGATTGGGCACAAACTGCAATACGCGCTTACAAGATCCACGAAGCTGATGCGATAGTTATCGAAACCAACCAGGGCGGGGAGATGGCGGAGGCAACCTTACGCAACGCCCGCTTCGATGGTCGCATCGTTAAGGTGCACGCCAGTAAGGGTAAATTCGCCCGTGCAGAGCCAATATCAGCACTGTATGCGCAAGGTAAGGTCGCTCACACTGGCGAACTGTACACGCTGGAAAACCAAATGATGGAATACGTGCCAGCTACCGCTAAAAAATCCCCGGACCGACTCGACGCAATGGTATGGGGTATCACTGAATTAAGCCAGCCACAGGCTATGGGCCTTATGTTACCTAAGCGCCTGCGTGGATTTTAAAATCTGCCTCACAATCCCCCACAAATTTTTCTATTTTTCGCGTAGCAACGCGTAAACATGTATTCAGGAGTAAACATTATGCCATCCAATTTAGAATTGGCGGTTAATGCTGCAATGGAACAACGCCACGCAGCAATGACCCGCTACGCTGCCGCACATCCATTCTCAATGGGTATTGATGCAAAACGCCACGCAGCATGGAGTGAATACGGATTTAAAGAAGAAATTACCTACAGCGATTTATATAAGCTGTATCGTCGCGGTGGTATCGCTCACGGGGCCATCGAGAAGATAGTAGGTACTTGCTGGCGCACTCCCCCGGTTATTATCGAGGGTACAGAAGACGAGCGTGCTGAAAAGGAAACGGCATGGGAAAGGGCAATTAAAAAGCAATTTGACAATCGTTTCTGGCGCACTATCTCAGAATGCGACCGCCGCCGCCTGATTGGTCGTTATGCTGGCCTGTTAATCCACGTCAAAGATAATCAGCCGTGGGAAAAACCAGTGACTAAGGGAACGGCGATCGAGAAGTTTTCACCTGTATGGGCGGGCGCACTGACACCGAAAGACTTCGATGAAAACCCGGATAGCGAAACCTATGGCCTGCCTACCTGGTGGGAGTACAAGGAGCGTATCAACGGGAAAACCATAAACCGGAAGATCCACGCTGACCGTATTTTCATCTTCGGTGACTATTCCGAAGACGCCATTGCATTCCTTGAGCCGTCCTATAACGCCTTTGTTTCACTGGAGAAAGTGGAAGGCGGTAGCGGTGAATCTTTCCTGAAAAACGCAGCACGCCAACTGGCTATCTCATTCGATAAGGAAATTGATTTCCGTTCCTTGGCCGCGACGTATGATTGCGATGTTACAGAGCTACGCGAGAAATTCAACGAGGCCACCGCTGAAATGAACAGGGGTAATGACGTGATGATGGCGTTACAAGGCGCTACCGTTAACCCACTGGTCACTACCGTAGCCGATCCATCGGCAACCTATGACGTCAACCTGCAAACCGCCGCCGCCGGGATTGACATTCCAACGCGTATTCTTGTTGGGAATCAACAGGGTGAACGCGCATCAACCGAAGACCTCCGCTACTTCAATAACCGCTGTATGACCAGACGCGAGGAAATCGGCGGGGAGATTGAAATTCTGTTCCGTAAGCTGGCTGATCTTCGTCTGATTGCAATGCCGATCGATATATCAGTGATATGGGATGATCTTAACGCCATGACGAAAGCCGAAATGTTGGAAGCGGCACATAAGATGGCACAGATTAACCAGGCATGTTTAGCCACCGGGGAGCAAATATTCGACGGTGAAGAAATCCGCGAAGCTGCCGGATACGAAGGCCCGACGCAGGAAGTAGAACTGGAAGACGAGGACGATGAAGATGAAGGTAAAGAGAATAATCAAAAAGATTCCGCCGTCCGCAATAATGCCAAATAACACCGAAGACCCGACCATGACAGGTAAGTTACGGTCGGGCGCTAACAAGCGATTTAAGGCGTGCTTAAAGAAGGTGGCCCAACCTTATGTCGATATACTGGACAAGATACCGCACAGCCTTTCGGTGAATAAGAAATACTCATTCCAGATTTACATGGATGAACTGCATGATCTCCTGGATGATGCTGGTCGAATGATTGACGAGATATTCGAACTGTCAGATCCTGATTCATTCTGGTTTTGGCAGGATTACGTGAAGGTCGCCTATCAGCGCGGCACGGCACAGGAATATGCCAACCTTGCCAACCAGTCGGTTACATACGCCAGGGCTTACCCGGAAGTGTCGGCGGTGTTATCCAGTACACCTTATCGCATACGCCTTGCCCTGGTCCGGACACGTGTATTTGAGGAAATGCGCGGGCTGACCGCACAGATCAAAAAGGATATGGCCCGACGGCTAACGGAAGGGATGGCCCGTGGCTTAAATCCACTAGAAATAGCGCGCACATTGCAGCAGGAAACGCAATTGCCCCTGTACAGGTGCAAACGTATTGCCCGAACGGAAATATGCACAGCGTTACGCACAGCGCGTATGGATGAGGCTGAAGCGGCGACGGAAGAATTCAACCTCCGCACTAAGCAAATGCATATCTCGGCATTATCACCGACAACCAGGCTATCACACGCACAGCGGCACGGAAAGACATACACCATAGATGAGCAGCGCGAATGGTGGAGCAGATCTCCTAACTCAATTAACTGTAAATGCAGCACGATTACCGTATTGGTGGATGAAGACGGTAATATATTAAACAAACGAATTTTAGAACGGGCGCAAGAAAACTATAAGGTAGCGCACGCTAAATATGGTAATGATTGGGAGTAATAACCGTGGAAAAAGAATTGATTCAGGTTAACACCAAATTAACCGCTAATACCATTCGCCGGGAAACGTATAACGGGCGCGAACATATTGTCGTTCCGTCCTACACGTTGCCATTCAATATCGTTATGAATCGGGAGTATTACCCGGAAACTGAAATTATCGCTAACTATCAGTCACTGGAGGGAACACTTGCCCCGCTGGGCCATCCCACCGTTGATGGTAAATTCGTTTCCGCATTTAGCCCGGAAGGATTAAACACGGGTTTTTGTGGGGCGTGGAATAGAAATGTGGAATTACGCGGCAACCGTGTTTATGTGGAAAAATGGGTGGACGTAGAAACCGCCAGCCATTCAGAACAGGGCCGCGAATTATTAACCCGACTGGAAGCACTGGAGAAAGGAGAAAGCAAAGATCCGATCTGGTCCTCCGTTGCTGTATATCGTCAACGTATGCCAGCTACCGAAGAAATGAAAGCCCAGGGTGCTGACCATGTAGTGAAAATCATGTCGATCGACCATGACGCTATTTTACTGCATGAGCCGCCAGCCGCATCGCCGGAACAAGGTGTCGGCCTGATGGTTAATACTGAACAAGCTACACCATTAATGGCAGTGGCAATGAAAGAAAACAGCTATCGCACGCTTGAAAAACAGTTAACCGCCGCCGCGCGGGAAATGTTCCCTGATGCTGATTACGTATACGTGGTGGACTTCACTGATAAAGAGGTGACAATCGCCACCAATGAAAACTGTGCGGAAAGATACAACTACGAAAAACAGGCTGATAAAATAATTCTCAATGATGGCGAACTGCAAACTAACGAGGAATCGAAATCCTGGTTTACTCAATTCGCTGAACACCTATCTGATTTATTCATCCTGAAAGAAAAAATCCAGGCCAACAAAAAAGAGGATCTCGACATGCCTTTGACCAAAGAAGAACGCGCCGAACTGGTAAAAGAAATTAACGAAGGTTTAGCCGCTAATATCGCTAATGCAGTAGCAGAAGCATTAAAACCAGTACAGGCAAGCGTAGAAGAATTACAGACCAATCAGAAAGCAATTAAAGAAGAAATTGCAGCCAACGCAAATAAAGAAGTCGAAGAAAAACGCGCCGCAGTAGCAAAAGTTCACGGCGAAATTGTTGCTAACGCTTTGAGTGGTGAAGCGTTAGAGGAAATGTTTAAAAACCTGGGCAAAGCCGCGCCGCTGGCAACCAATGCCGCTGATGAAGGCAAAAAAGGCGAAGTACCAGACTTTAACACTTATTTCTAATTAAGAGGGGATCACAATGTTTCGTTTTCGTCGTGTAAATATTGATGGTAAATCCATTACCGAAACCTACGCAGCAGGCGAAGAAGTATTGCCGGGAAAACTGGTTGCCCTGGTTGATGGTGTGTTCGTAAACGCTACTGACGCAACGGGCCGCCTGTATATCGTTAACCCTGCATACCATGAAGGAAAAGGTATTGGTGACGCCATCGCAGCAGGTGAAACGGTTGTAGCTGATTACGTGGAAGAAGGTCGCGAGTTCGCTATGCGCCTTGATGCTGGTGAATACGTGAAAGACCAGGCTATCAAGCTGGGTGAAGTAACCGTTGCTTTCTGCCAGGAAAACGTCACCTTAGAAGACGTTGATTTCGTCCGCGTCCGCATTGCTTAATTTAAAAGGGGAAAAACATGTACTTTACTAAAGAAAATTTAGCCGCTAATAGCCGCCTTCAAGCGCATTGGGCTGAACTGTGGGCGCAACGTAATATCTTCAACGTTCAGCATAACGCCATGATTGCAGCTAACAAAGCAAACATGACCACTGAAATGTTGGCATGTAACGCCGTCGGCGGCTTCGAGAAAGAATTCTGGAAAGAAATCGATAACCAGATCATCGAACTGAACACCGAAGAAATCGGTATCGAGATCGTCAACGACCTGATGGCTGTACAAACCGTACTGCCTATCGGTAAAACGCTGAAAATGTACAGCGTGGCTGGCGATATTAACGATGAGGTCGTAATGTCTATGGACGGTCAAGTTCCGCATGGCTTCGACCACACCGAATACGGTAGCGATGGCGACCCGATCCCGATGTTCGCAGCGGGTTACGGTGTTAACTGGCGTCATGCCGCTGGCCTGAATACCGTAGGCATTGACCTTGCACTGGATAGCCAGCGCCTGAAACTGAAAAAATTCAACAAAGCACGCGTCGATTTTTATCTGAACGGCAATGAACGCATGGTTGTTGATGGTCATAAAGCAATGGGCCTGAAAAACCACAAAAACACTCAACAGCTTACTTTGACCATTGACCTGACTACCGCAGGCTTTGAAGAGATTATCGATTTCTTCACCGTTGGTGAATTCGGTGTACTGGCCCGCAACAACTTCGTTGCTAAATACGATCGTCTGTGGGTATCCCCGGAAATCATGGCTAACCTGGCACGTCCGCACATCGTTAACGGTGCTATCGTTGGTAGTGTTCTGGATATTATCAAACCGTTTGCCCCGGTTGGTGAAATTACTCAGACCTTCGCCCTGAAAGGCAACGAAATTCTCGGCTATCAACGCCGTAAAGATGTAGTTACCCCACTGATCGGTATGACTACTGGTGTAGTACCGCTGCCGCGTATGATGCCGACCGACAACTATAACTTCCGCATCATGTCAGCAGAAGGTTTACAAATCACTTCCGACATGCTGGGCCGTTCCGGTGTCGTTTACGGTCACGAATAATCTATCTGTTTCCTGTAACTCCCCGGCGCGATGCCGGGGATTTTTTTTGTATGTGGAGCAAACAAAATGGTCACTACAGAACAGGCGCGGGAATATCTTGAAAGCCAGGGTATTGACCTGCCAGACATTATCTTGTCTTTGATGGTGGAGCAGGCTAACAGCGTTAATGAATGCCTTGATGCCAATTATCCGGCCTCCACTGCAACATTGATCCAACTTTACCTGATTGGCCTGTTAGGACTCACGCAGGCGAATAAATACGTTTCCTCACACACAGGCCCGAACGGCGCAAGCCAGTCTTACCGCTACGTTGATTTCAATAAAAAATGGAAGGCAGCTTGCTCGTTGCTTCGCTCAATTGACAAACATAATTGCACAGCCGAACTAATCCCGGCAGATCCCGAAGCTACCGCGCACGCCGGACTATGGATTGGTAAAAGCGGGAGGATGTAACCATGTGGAATGACCTAACGTTACCGAATCCGGTATTACCGAAGCTGTTTACCCGCGTATGGGTGAAGACTGACACCGGGCGACAGGTGGCGGCCTACCTCAATGATGCTGGTCAGTGGGTAATTCTTTGCCCGCGCGTGGCGAAAACCCATCCAAAAATTGTTAAGTGGAGCTATGGTTATGAGTAAGATCGCGCGATTCAGCTACAAGGCATTAGCCACCATTTACCCCGTGACGCATGACGACTGGACAAACTCCGATGTATACGGTGAGCCGTACCTGGTTAACTGTGCATGGGAGCGCACCGACGGCACAGCGACTGACTCAAACGGCAACGAGGTTAGCAATACGATAACCGTGTTTACCGAACTGCTTTACAATATGCAGCCAGTACAGCGCCCGGAAAAAGGCTGGATGATTGCCACTGGCGACACTACTGATATTCTCGATCCGCTGGCGGCTGGGGCCAATATTATTACCGGAATTGTTGAATGGGACATGAGCATGTTTAACGACACACCGGATTATAAAATTGTGACAGGGGGTTAATTATGCCGATTAAGGGAGTGAAGCGCGTAAGGGAGCGATTGAAGCAGGAATTAAAGGAAATAACCGACAAGAAGACGCATGAGGTTTTATGGCGTGTCGGTATGCTGGCTGGTGGCTTTGCTGCGAATATGACGCCAGTCGATACGGGTTTTTTAATCAACAGCCAGTTCCAATATATAGGCAAGACGGCGGAAGGCTTGCAATTGCGCCTGGGGTATACGGCCCGCTACGCCGAATGGGTGCATGATATGCCGGGCACATTAAAAGGCCAGCCGCGCGAAGATTTCGGTAAAACAAATAACCTTTCAGATTTCGGACCGAAACAGGTAATTAGTTTCGGCGGCGGTACTGGCAAGGATAAATATTGGGACCCAAACGCGGAGCCTGGATTTTTGCGTAAGGCATTCGAAGATCCTAACCACGCTGATGATATTTATAAAGAGATTGTAGAAGGTTACAAAGTATGAAGCGCAGCGAAGTCTACGACAATGTAAGGGATTGGATACAATCCCACGGATACGATGAGGGCTATATTTTGCAGGCCCGTTTCTGGAATGAGCGAAGTAATTCGAATAATGACAGATACATCGTAATCCAACAGAACGGCGGCGCACCGGGAGAGGAAGCCATTACCCGCGACTATTTTCGCATACTGGTTATTTCTGCGCGTAATGACGCAAATATCAGTGAAGTGGAAGACCTGGCGGACGCCATCCGGCAAAGTATGTTAAGTGAATTTAAAACTGATAAAATTACACTCATGAAGCCAACAGGCGCTATTCCGGTGATGCAGACAAGGGAAGGGCGCTTTATTTTCACAGTAGCTTTTCAGACCATCATATCTAGATAAGAGGTAAAATAACATGTCTCAAACTTGCGAAAAAGGCACATTTACAGGCCGCGACGTCGCGGTATTCTTCGCTATTGCTTGCCCGAATGCGAAGCCAGCCGATGAGGAATACCAGGCATTAGGCATGATGCGCGGTAAAACGCTTTCCGTTGAATGGGAAACTGCCGACGCCACCGCTGATAAATCAGCAGATTACACAAAGGAATCAATGGTAACTTACAAATCTGTTACCTTCTCCGGTGATGGCGTATCCCGTACCGAAGAAATCCATAACCAGAAGGCACTAAAACGTCACGTAATGACGCCAGGCGAGGCCACTGGTAATCAGCCGTATGTGTGGTTGAAAATTGTTTCCCCGCTTGATGTGACCGAAGGCCCATTTCTTTGCACCAGCTTTGAAGAGGAAAATCCTCACGATGATGTTTCTACCTGGTCTATTGAATGTTCAAGCGCCGGACAAGTAGGCGTTGATGATCTTCCGGTAGAAGAAGACGCCGGAACAGAAGAAGAACAGCAAACCGAATAACATTTGATGGGGCCATCCGGCCCCTTTCTTTTAGGGTGATAATTATGATTCATGTTCGTACCGGACAATTTGCGGCGGTGGTGGATAATAAACGCTACGTGTTTAACCCCTGCTTCGCTGCAATGGCGAAAATTGGCGGCGATCGTGAGCTTGTCCAGTTATTCGCAACCATTCACGGTAGCAAGTATCCCTCCCGCCTGCCTAACGATCCAGACCTCCGTAATCGCATTCTGGCGCGGTGTTATGGTGAGATAGTGCAATCGTCCATCCATATCCTGAAATGTTGCTCTGACGACGATATAACAGACCTGGTGGGCGAATGTCGATTTACTCCTGCGGGCAAGCTACGACAGAAACCCGGATTAATGCCAACCGAAGATATTATCACGCTGGCACAGCATTGCATGTACCACGGTCTAATCGGTGACGGGCCGGAAGAAGACGCCGGAGAGATCCCGGAAGGGGAATATAAGCCAGCCTTTAACGTGCTGGAATTCGTTTATTCTGCCGTTGCTCACCTGGGATTATCTGAATCGGAAGCATGGGCCATGACCATGACCGGATATAGGGCCGCTGTACGCGCTAAAATGCCGCCAGACGCGAAAAACGAGAAAGCTAAACCAAACGTTCAGATAAATAAACAGGTTTATGACGAGCGAATGGAGGCCGCTAGAAAGGCACTGGAAAGAATGAAAAATCGCAGGCAGAAAAAAGCCCGGTAGATCCGGGCGTTTTGTTTATTAGGCCGCGCCAGCGTTGATTCTGTTATGGATTGCGTGCCCCTTTATTTCTCCATGTCTGAACACTTCCGCGACTTCGGGATCTTTATTTTCCGCTTTCAATGCTTCGTATTTTTCGTGTATTTTTCTTGCTTTAACTATTTCCTTGTCAAGAAATGGTATTAAGGCTTTTTGTTTACACGCCATGTCAAAAATAATTTCTTTATACCCCGTACCGTCACCGTGTCTTATGTCGTACAGGTGCGCGGCGTGAGCGCATTCATAAATAGCCTTATCCATTTTATCGTCGGCGTGGGCGTTAAATGCAAAACCAACCAGCGCCACCATCATTACTACTTTCGCTAACCGTTTCATAAAACACCCCGTTAAATATCAGCAATTTTTACAATGTTTTTGTCTTTAATGATTCTATTGCCGACTTGAAACCCTTTAACTAATCTCAACCAGGCTTCCTTTTGTGCTGGGTGATCAATGTGCTCCCATTCCTTGTTATTGTTTCTCCCGGCGTACACTTCGCCGTCGATGATTTTAAATTGTTCGCCTTTGTGGAAGCCACCAATTTTTTCATAGATACCATCATAACGTTTCATAAAACACCCCCACTTAATTGTTTTGTTTAACTATCTTTTCCTTTGACTTCCTTATACAAAATGGAGTCGGTAAAGTAAAGCCATTTTGTATAAAATAGAGGCACAGATCACATTTTGTATGAGGTTAAATCATGGCTACCAGTTTAGGTACAATTTATTACGAGATCGACGCCAAAACAGGGCAACTCCTTGTCGTACAGCGACAGGCCGATCAGACATTCGACAGTATCGAGCGCGGCGCAAAACGTGCTGACCGCCAGGTTAATACACTGAAAACATCAATCAAAGCACTGACCAGGGTTATCCACCTGTTAGTCGCAGCGGAGGCCGTGCGCCAGTTTATTGACATGGCAGAGCAGGCAAAACAGCTACGCATAAAAATCAAAATGCTGACAGGTGACGCAGAAAGCGCAAACCGGGTTTTTGATGGCCTTAAATCTATCGCTCACCAGACCGGGCAAAGTATTAAAGATACAACCGACCTATGGCAAGGTTTAGCCATCTCATTAAAAAATACATCTGCCACCGAAGGGCAGATCCTTAATCTGGTAGGCACGCTTCAAAAAATGGGGGCGTTAGGCGGGGCATCAGCCGAACAAATGTCTAACTCCATGCGCCAATTCCGGCAGGCGGTTGACGGCGGCGTACTGCGTGCGGAAGAATTTAACAGTTTACTGGAAAACACCCCAACCATCGTACAAACAATGGCAAAACAAATGGGGTTATCAATGGGCCAGTTCCGCGCCGAAATGCTGGAAGGTAAGATCACCGCTGAAAGAATGGTCAACGCTATCCAGGCGGCAACGAAAGAAACAAACGAGCAATTTGAACAACTCCCGCGCACGTCCGGCGTTGCGTTCAATTCGCTAAAAATCGAAGTCATGGGACTGGTTGAAAAACTCGATGATCTATTAGGCGTGTCAGACAGAGTGGTCACTATCCTGGATAATACTGCCACTGGTGGACGATGGCTGGGCGAAAAAGTGAGTTTTGCAGCTAACTGCTTTAATACATTGAAGCGCGCTGGAGGTGAGTTTATCGACATGTTTGATGATGTTGCGGTTAAGGCTAAGGAGGTTGCCGACAAGATCATCGAAATGGTGACGCCAATTAAGGCAATGATGGATGCTTATAAGTGGGCGAAGGAATTGGTCGGAAAAAGCAAGGATGAATATAACAGCGATCCGTTCAAGAAATACGGTAAACGCTTAGGTTGGGCGATGTTAGCATGGGAAGACCATCAAGGAATGCTTAAACGCACAGAAGAAGCGCAGAAGGAAGAACAAGCCTCAAATAATGATGGCAGTATCACCGGATTTGACAAACCAGTTGGCAAGCCGAAAAAACAGAAGAAAGCGAAAAAATCAGACTATGACCGCTTAGGCGATCAGGGTATCAGTGTTTCCGACCAGTACAACAAAGACGCCGCCGCCATGCGCAAAGCATTAAAGAGCGGCATGGCCATTGATGCTGCCTTCGCCCAGGGCAAAATCACGCTCCTTGAATACAAAGGCGCTATGAAGGGCATAAGAGAAGAAAGGGATCGCACGCTGGCTGGACTTGAAGCCGAAGCCTTGCAAGATAAATGGGATAACATGATTAATCCTATGGATAAACTCAAAGGGCAAGTAGATCCCATTCAGCAGGCGCAAAATGAATGGGCCATCCGTAAGCAAATGTTGTTAGATCTGAACGCCTCAGAGGCACAAATCCGGGCTGAACAACTCCAGCATGAGCAAACCATCGCCAACCTGAAGTGGGAACAATGGCAGGCGCAAAGCGATACTAACGCCCTAATAGGCGATTGCGTCAGCGGCTTAAAAGGCGGCATGAGCAACGCTATCACCGGATTATTGAACGGTACGCAATCCCTCAGTGAGATGTTTGCTAACCTGGGAAGCAATATACTCGGTACGGTGGGTAACAGGCTTGCCGACATTGCCGGGAACTGGATAGCCGATCAAATCATGATGGAAAGTCAGAGTAAGGCAACGCAAGCCAGCACCACGGCTGGCGCGGTAGCGGCGCAAGGTCAGATTGCAGCGGCAGCGGCCCCGGCGGCAGCGGCGACAGCGGCGTCAACTGGCGGTAGCTGGGCGGCGGCTGGCGCGGCGGCACTATCCGCGATCATGTCACTGGCGACGTCGATTTTCGGCGGCGGGCGCTACAACGGCGGCGCGGTTAACGGTGGCAATCTTTACAGGGTTGGTGAGCACGGTATACCAGAACTGTTTACTACCACTGGCGGGAAACAGTACATGATCCCCGGTGAAGGTGGGCGTGTTACACCAGGCCGCGACCTGGGCGGCAGCGGTGGCATCAACATGCCTGTCAGTATCACAGTTCAAACGACAAACGGTTTTAGTGATGATGATAGCCGCAGACTTGAAGACACAATGAAGCGCGTAGCTATGAGTGTAGTCAGAGAACAAAGCACGCGTCCTGGCGGCATATTGCAACCACGCCGCAAATAAACAAAACCCCGGTACAATGCCGGGGTTATCTTTTATTCAACTTCGTCGTTTTTAAATTCGTTGTTTACATAAAGCTGTAATGCTTTTATTAGTTCGGCGGCTTGCTTTTTGTCTATTACGATAAGTTCGCAGTCGCTTTCAAGCCATAATCTTTCGTCATACTCAATGCTAAGAGTGATTCGCCTACATTCTTCCGTTTCATTAATAATCATCATTTACCCCTATAATCGACCATTCCGCGCGACATATCCCCTTCCGAAAATCACCTGCCAAATATTCCAGATCTCCCGCCATGTAAATTTATCATCTTCCATATCCCACCTCACTTATGGCAACCGCGCACGCCGCATAATTCATTGTATTTGTGGTGTTCAACAATTAACCAAACCTTTAAGTCCTGACTGTAAAGCCGCCAGTCGGGGTTAATATCCATTTTGTAGCCGTATCCATCGCGTAATTTTTTGGGGTAGGCTTCTTTTCTCAGGAAAGCGTTTAATAAAGCCTTACCTTTTTTGATGATCCGGTCCTGTGCGTTTTTCTGTGCTTTCAGGTTTTTATCAATCGCTACCAGTTTCATAGCCCACCCCCATCATCCTTAGTTGACCGCTTTCAGGTAGAAATCCCGATATTCGTTTGCTTTCACGTTCATGTAGAACTGGCCCATTTTGAACGCATCATCGAAGCCTTTAACAATCGCTACTTCTACTTGTTCGAATGCGTCGTTAAGCATTACGACTGCGTAGTGTTTATCGTTGCCTTTCATCTTGGGCCTCCTTTGTTGGTACTGCTTTCTTCTTGCTTTCTATATACATCTTGTTGCGTCCTGTGTGAAGCCATTTTGTAAACTGGTTATAATTCTTGTGATGAATATCTCATTTTTCGCGTAGCAACGCGTAAAGATGTACACAAAATGTAACTTATAGGGGGAAGTATGCCGGAAGTGTTTACCTGGACGCCGCAGCGAAGCTACAGCGTAACCAGGGAGCCAAACGTATCGGTCGTCAAGCTGGGTGATGGTTATGAGCAACGCCAGGTTAAGGGGATTAATCCCTTGCTCGACGACTACAGCGTGGTTTTTAAAGGTTCGAGCGCCGGATGTGGTGACGCTGGCAATCCAGCGGTCCAGGCAGAGGCGTTTTTACGGGCGCGCGGCGCGGTCGAGGCGTTTTACTGGACACCATCAATGGATGGGGAGCAAAGGCTTTTTGTCTGCCGAAAATGGAACATGACGAAAGACGGCCCTGTATACACGCTAACCGCGACATTTGAACAAGTTATCAATTAAGGGGGCAACATGTACGGGATGTGCGTTAAGACGGGCGATGAATCATTTACGCTATTCGAAGACTATCAGATCGATAACCTCACGGTAGTGAGTGACAAGGGCGACACCTGGTATCTGCATGACTACGGCGACGGGTATGTGGGATGCAGATCATACGAAGGGAAGGAGTATTTATTTCTGATTGAGGGCGTTTAATATGCTGATTGATGGTTTAGTAATGGTATTCATTATCGCGGTAGGTATGGCTATTTTTTACGAAATCGATAGCCGGAACGACAAATAAAATAACACCCCGCCGGAGCGGGGTTTTTCGTGTTAGAAGTTCATGTGCATCAATCCCATTGGGTGAGCGTGTGCCATATTCTCAGCTATTGCGCACCAGTCCAAATCCGCAGCGTGTACGCCAAATACTATCAATCCCATTGCTATTAGTGCTAAAACTTCGATTTTCATGATTCACTCCGTTAATTCAGAAAGGCATAAACAATGGCGATTGCGCCAGCCACTACCAGAACATTTTCAATTACTTCGTCCACTCTATTCATTTAAGGCAACTCCACTTCGTTGAATGTAACAAGCACCCCTTGATTTTCTTTGTTAATGATTATGAAAGAATTAATTGAGGGTAAGTATTTTTCTACTCGGTAAACATCGCCAATATCTAAGCTAAAATATTCTGTTAGCTCCTTATTGTTCCCCTTAGTAAAACCAGTAAACCTGACTGTTTCTTGCCCGTCGTACTTTAACATATGCGGTCCTACAGGTTATCACGCAGATAATTAACGCCCTTGTCAGTGACGAATGAATGATTAACCTGGTTTTCATCCGTCATGATGATGAATAACTTTTCCTGCAAATATTTCGCTTTCGGGTACAGCGTTAAACAGACCTGGTACAAAATCCCGCGCTCAATCAGCAAATCAATAAATTCGTGCTCATGATAACCGATAAGGCGGGCGGCTTGTTTCAACGTGTATACATAGTCTCCGTGATTACGCCGCGCCATACTGCCACCTTATTTATTGAAAGCGCCCAGGTTATCGATGCAGAAATCTTTTGCCGCTTTTTCGTATTCCTGTTTTGCTTTCGGGTCGTCTGCCGGGAAACCGTGCGCGTGTATTTCCGGGCAAGATTGATCCATAGAATCCGCAAGGTTTTCTTTAAAACAAGCATTGTTATCAATATCGTATTTCATATCTTCCACCTTTTCCGCTATTTGTACTGGAGTGACCACATAGTCGCGGGCATTAGACCAACATCGCAGCAGTTCTCGCCCTTCCGTATGTGCTTTAACGTCTGTGTCATATAAACCTATACATTCCCAATTGCACCGATCCGTAAACACTTCGAGCTTATATTTTTGCATCCTACTGATCCCCGTTTTTAATCGGTTTAATCCGGTAGCCCAGGACGCGATCATCTTTTTCTGACAGGTCGAGAGCTGTTTCCAATGCGTCGCTGGGATTATCGAATTCAGCCTCAACATCACGCCCGCTACTCATAAACAAGGTTAGCCGCCATAGCTTATCGTTCATCCCGTACCCCTTTTATGCCGTTTTGTTAACTTCCCCTTCGTTTGAGTAAAATATACATATTGTAAAAATCGCGATCAATCCATTTTGGCGCGATTTAGCGTGACGCAGATCACAAAATCGAAAGGTGAGAAAATGCGCAATATACCTACAGAGATGATTATTGATTCCGTCGATGCGGGAGTCGGCGCAATCATTGACTTGTTCGAACTGGACCTTACGCCCCTGGGAGGCGAGGTTATCCGCTTCCATTCCGGCGCGAACGGCTATTACGGCCCGGTTATCTGGAAGGGCGTAGCTTACAACAGCTACCCGATCGAGGCGACAGGCTTCGAAATGAAAAACGAGGGTGTTTATTCACGGCCCCAAATGGCTGTAGCCAACATTGAAGGGCTTATTACCGGAATGAACACCGATTACAACGACCTTCGGGGGATGAAGGTAACGCGCCGCCAGGTGGAGGTAAAATATCTGGATGCCATTAACTTCCCTAATGGCAATCCCGATGCAGATCCATCTATTGAAGCGGTATCGGTTTACGTCATTGAAGCTATGAGCGAAGAAACCGCCGACCAGGTGCAATATGAACTGGCAACGCCAATTGATGAAGATAAAGCCATTATCCCTGGCCGCACCATTCTTGCGGACGTTTGCCAGTGGCAATACAAAGGTGATGGATGTGGTTACGCTGGCGGGCCAGTTGCAACAGACAAAGACGTTCCGACTAATGATCCAACATTAGATCGGTGCAGCCACCGCTTGAGCGGTTGCCGTTTACGTTTCCCGCGCCCGGCGGCACTGCCAATCTCCTGTTTTCCGGGGTCCAGTAAGGTAGGTTAATCATGGCGATGGAAGACAAAATGTTGCGTTATGCCGCCGCACACCCGCTTGAGGAAGTATGCGGACTGGTGATAGATGATGAATATTTTTTTTCGTGCGCTAACGTGTCTGAAACGCCGTACAACAGCTTTAAGATTTCGCCGGACGATTACATCAAAGCGGACGAATTGGGCGTTATAACCGCCGTTTTCCACTCCCACGTTGATGATATTCCGGTATTGTCGGCACGGGATCGACAACAGCAAGTTATTTCCGGGCTACCCTGGTTTTTGTGTTCCGGCGGCAGGATTAAAAGATTTCGCCCGGTGGCGCACCTGTTAGGCCGTAAGTTTGTGCACGGCGTAACGGATTGTTACACGCTTTTCCGGGATGCCTATCACCTTTGTGGTGTGGATCTACCGGACTTCGAGCGCCTTGATGGCTGGTGGTTGCGCGGTGAAAACCTGTATTTAAAAAACTTGCCGCTAAACGGGTTTTTCCAGGTTGACGCGCAAAACATCCAGCCGGGTGATGTGATTATCAGGCAACCATTTAAAGGCGCGGACCCATGTCACGCGATGGTTTACCTGGGTGATAACACGGTTTTGCATCATGACCATGCCGGACTATTGAGCCGCCGCGAGCAAATGCGGCCCGCATATGTTCGACAAACGCATTCAATATGGAGATCTGATAAATGCTCAAATTTAGATTTACGGGCAATCTTCGAAGATATTTCAGCAAGGTGTGTTTAAACGTCAATACACCTGCGCAGGGGCTTCGCTTATTGACCGCGCAGAATCAGGAATTTAAACGGGCGTTTTTAAGTACGCCATTACGGTTACGGATTGCCGGAAAGGATTACGACGCGAAAACCGCGCCAGCCGCCGTTAATAATGAATATCCCGACGGAACAACAATTATTGTTGCGCCAGTGGTAGAAGGTGGTATTGCAGGGATTGGGGTGGTTGGCTGGCTGTTAATTGGCCTTTCCGTTGCGAGTATTGCGTTTTCAATTTTTATGGCCCGAAACATGAAAGTGAAAACATCAGCAGAAAGTGCGCAGGATAACAGCATTACAAACAACAGTTACACCAGTGTAGAAAACAGAGTAGGGCAAGGCCGACCCGTACCAATTTTACTTGGCGAAATGAAAATCGGGTCGAACGTTGGATCGTTGGGTATTGATACAACCAACAATAAAGACGCCTTAGACGTTGTAAGTTAATAGGGGGTTATTATGGGCGGCGGCGGTGGTAAAGCAAAAACACCAACATTAATAAACGACAATTTATTTCATAAGCAATTTTACCGGGTTCTGGATATATTGAGTGAAGGGCCGATTTACGGTCCGGTCAATACCGCTGCCCCGTTAAACTGCGTAATGCTTAATGACACACCTGTTACGGATGCCGTGGGTAATACCAGTATCCCAGGCGTTAGCGTCGCCTGGCGTCCGGGTACTGCCGACCAGTCACCGATCAACGGCTTCAACGCCATTGAATCTACGGTAATGGTTAACGCGCAGGTGAAATATGACACGCCACTGGTAAGGACGGTATCAGATCCGAACGTGACGCGCGTCCGGTTGAATATTGGCGTGGATTCACTGGTGGAAAGTGACAGCGAATCAAACCAGCATGAAACATCAGTTTTTATGGCGATTGATGTAAAACCATCATCATCATCAATCTGGTCGGCGATTAAGGCCGTGCAAATCGGTCCGGGTAAGATTAGCGGTGAATATCTGGAATCACACATCATTGATGCGCCGGACGAAAAACCGTTCGATATTCGCGTTCGCCGCATAACACCTGACAGCACGGGCGATCTATTGCAGAATGATACCCGCTGGAATAGCTACAGTGAAATTATCGACGATAACTTGTCTTATCCTCACACCGCTGTAGCGGGCGCGGTGATTGATCATGACCAGTATACCGACACGCCGACACGCACTTATCACATGCGTGGCCTGATTGTTGATGTACCGGATAACTACGATCCGGAAACGCGCACTTATTCCGGTTTATGGCTGGGCGGGATGAAACAGGTGTACACCAATAACCCAGCGTGGATCTTCCGGTATCTGGTTAAAAACGAGCGTTTTGGCCTTGCCCGCCATGCTGGTTATATTGACGTTGACGACGGCGCATTATACACGCTTTCCCAATACTGCGATCAGTTGGTTGACGATGGTTATGGCGGCCTTGAGCCGCGCGTGACGCTTAATGCATACATTACGGAGCAAATGAGCGCCCGCGACTTACTGGACAACATTGCCGGAATGTTCCGGGGGATTGCGTTATGGGACGGTCAAACACTTACTGTAATGCTCGATGCACCGCAAGATCCGATTGCAACCATCACAAACGCAAACGTCGTTGATGGTGCATTCACCCGTTCAAGCATTGCGCGTGCGGAATGTTACAACGCCGTGATTGTATCCTGGACTGATCCGGAAAACGGCTGGGAGCAATCAAAAGAGTATGTAGCGGATGATGAGCTAATCGCCCGCGATGGTTACAATGAAACCACACTGGAGGCGTTCGGCTGTACATCACGCGGGCAAGCGTACCGCGCGGGCAAATGGCTGATAGAAACAGCAAAACGCGAGCCGTCGAAATTCACGTTTAAAATGGCCCGTGACGCGATTCACTTTACACCAGGGGATATTATCGAGATTCTCGATAATAACCGTGCTGGCGCGCGTTTAGGCGGTCGTATCGTGGCGAATAACGGGAACGTGATAACGGTTGATAAGGTTGATAGCGAGTACATTACGGCAGGCGACACCATCAGCTTGCTCGATAGCGATGGTAAATTTAAAAAACACCAGATCACCGGAGTGAATGGAAACGAGATCACCTTAGCGGCGGCCCCGGCATGGATTCGGAACGGTACTGTATTTGCTGTATCAACCGAAGCGGCAAAACCCGTTTTATGTCGAATCACTAGCGTAGCCGAAACCGAAAATAACAGCGTATACACCATTGAGGCCGCGCAGCACGATCCGAACAAGCAAGCGGTTGTCGATGAGGGCGCAATCTTTGAGGTTAACAGCGACACGCTGAATCACTTCCGTGTACCGAACATCGAAAACCTGAAAGTGATAAACATTGGATCGGAAACAGTTCAATGCCGCGCCACCTGGGAAACTCAAACCACTACCCGCGCATTAACCTTTGAGATCCGCATTTATGACACCGACGGGCGCGTGGTGGCGAGCTACGAAACGCAAAATTACCGGTATGACTTTTTCGGCCTTGAGTGCGGTAATTATTCGCTTGGTATTCGTGGGCGCAATGACACCGGGATGAAGGGAGCGGAAACACTGGTAGATCTTATTGTTGGTGCGCCTGCCGCGCCGACTGGTGTTAATTGGGTGCCAGGTGTTTTTCAGGCGACTGTTTACCCGATCAGCAACAGCACGCTAACGACTGATACTACTTACGAATTCTATTACGCTGGAGAAAACCAGATTACTGACTTCTCACTGGTAACAACATCAGCGCAATTTTCCGGGCGCGGCTATCAGTGGACTTTTGGCGGGATGGCAACGGGCCACACGTATTACGTTTACGTGCGCACAAAAAACGCTTTCGGCGTATCTGACTTTATCGAAGCCAGTGGTAAGCCGTCCGAAAACTTCGAAGAAATCACGGATGCCGTGCTGAATGAAGTTATGGAGGGTGAGCAATTTCAGGACATGATTAAAGAAACCATCGACGAGGTAACAGGCGGCTTGATGGGCGATGTGGAAGAACTGAAACAAACCACGGTAGATATTGACCAGGCTGTTACCGATCTGAAAGAATCGACCGCAGACCTGGAAGAACGCGTGAAAAACAATGAGGATGGAATTGGAGAACATGAAAGCCAGATCAACGAAATCAGCGTCGAGTTAACTGAACAGGAAAATGAACTAATCCAGACACGCGCCAGCCTGCAAAACGCAGCTATTGCGCTTATGAATAACTCACTGGCTAACACCAGCACGCGCACCACGTTGACGGCACAGTATAAAAACCAGAAAGCAGAAACGAAGGCGGAGATTGAGCGCATCGACACTGTGATCGCTACAGAGAAAGAAGCGACCGCGCAGGCGCTTACGACACTCGAAAGCAAGGTCAATGACGAAATCAGCGCCAACGTAACCGAACTGCAACAAACCATTGCAACGCTTGAAAGTTCGACAAGCCAGTCGATCGAAAAATTAGAAAGCCAGGTCAACGAAGATATTCAGGCAAGCATAACGGAGATTAACCAGACGATCACCGATCTGGAATCATCCACATCTGAATCTATTAGCAACCTTGAGGCTAAAGTAGATGGTGATATATCGTCAGCAATAAGCAACATGGAGCAAGCACTCGCTACCCACGAAAAAGCCAACGCTACGCAGTTTAATAGCCTGCAAAGTCAGATTGATGAGAATGAGGCTGCAATCACTGAAACTAATCAGACGATCGCAACCAATGAACAAGCAACCGCGCAGAAGCTGGAGCAACTACAGGCGCAAATAGACGACGATGTGGCGGCAGCTATTACCGAAATGCAATCCGCGCTTGCCACCCATGAACAAGCTAATGCTACTCAGTTTGCGGAAATTAGCGCATCGCTGGAAGCAAACGAGGCGTCGATCACGGAGTGGAGCGAAGCGTTTACAACCTATAAGGAATCGACCGCCACGCAGATTGAAAGTATTACGGCGTCAATCGAGGGGCAATCGGTATCAATTGAGGAAAATAAAACCGCCATCGCTGGCCTTGAAACCGACATGTCGGCAACGTGGAGCGTTAAGATCGCCGCAGACAACAACGGCATGAAATATTTTTCCGGGATCTCGCTTGGCTTGACTGGCAGCGGTACGAGTACGCAATCGCAATGTATTTTCCTTGCTGACCGCTTTGTATTAATGACAGCGGCAAACGGCACATATACAACGCCTTTCTATGTCACAAATGGTGCAATGTATGTGCGCGAAGCGTTTATTAAAGACGCCTCAATCACTAACGCGAAAATTGGATCTTACATCCAGTCAAATAACTATGTTTCCGGTAGTACTGGCTGGAAGCTGGATAAATCCGGTACATTCGAAAACTACGGATCAGTAAGCGGTGAAGGAGCGATGAAATGGACGAACACAACAATCTCTGTCAGAGATGGAAATAGCGTGTTACGCGTCCAGATTGGGCGAATTACCGGATCATGGTAAAATCAAGGGGCCGACTTGTTCGGCCTCAGTTTTATTAAGGAGGTGAAATTATGGCTACTTTCGGCATAGCGACCTGGGACGCCAACGGCAATCCTAATAACTATGGAATCAAACCTTCCGTCGTGGTTGGCTATATTTCCTTGTCTTCCGGGCAAGTATCCGGCACATATTCTTTTACCGTTCCAACCGGGTGCAAATTATCTTATGGCGTGGCGCTTGATTATGGTACAACATCGTCAACGCGCAGAAAGATTAGTATTTCCGGCGGCACTGTTTCCATTTCCTCAGCAGGGGATACGGTAGGGGCTGATATATGGCCCGCATCACAATGTGACCTGATTATTTTTACGGAGATTGCATAATGGCTACTTTTGGCGCTTATTTACGCCTGGATAATGGCAATATTTTTGTGACGCCGGATTCTACCCCGATGTGTTTATATTCGCGGGTGGCCTTAAATTCCAGCCAGCAACAAACGATCGCTGTACCCGACGGCAAGCCTGTAATGGTATTCATCAAAAACACCGACGACACCGCCACGGGGCTTGCTTATCGCGCATCATCATCTACGGTAGTGATCCCGCCTGGTAACGGGTATGCGTATATATTCAGCATCTTCCCGCCATCGCTGCCGAGATGGGGGATGGCTATCTGGAACGCTTCCGGGGAATTGGTACTGACCAATGAATCAAAAATATTAACCGACCTTGTTACAGTAGGCACGGCGGGATCGAGCGGGGGGATTTATATCGATCAAACATTATCAGGATCTTATGCGGTAGTGCCTCAGATATTAGGGGCCGTTGTAGGTATGGGTTCTGCAACAATATATACAGAGGCATACTACAACGGCAGCACTACACGAATTCGCGGAAAACAGGTTGGTAGCTTGCAGCAGGCTTACAGCTACATTAACCACGGGAACGCTATCACCGCCATTAAAACCGACGCCTATGATTAATTCAGTTCCGGGCAATCCGTTTTCTTGAAGTGGTCAACGCTCACCCATTGGAAATTGAACGGATACCCGGCCTTAACCATTTTGTGACCGCCAACATCTGCAACGCCAAAGACTGCAACCGCATATTCATTACCGCCAGTTTGATAGATTGCTGTACATTCACGTTTTGGCATATCAGCACAACCAACCAGACCAGCAACCATTGCAGCGATAGCGATATTTTTTAAACCTTTCATTGTCTTACCCTCCGTTGTTTCGTTGGTTGTAGTATCCATAAACCGCATTTTTACAACATTGATGTAAATCAACAAACACATTTTGTATAAACCAGAAATGTAACATAGATCACAAAATGGTAGAATTATTCCGTTAATTAACATAATGGAGTCATTGCAATGATCTACACCATTGGAAGCATTGCCGTATCCGGTAACACGCTGACCGGGACGGGTACGAATTTTAAAGCGCCGCTATCCATGATCCGCGTGGGGTGTACTGTTATCGTAAAAAGTAACCCCATTCAGATCTTTTCTATCACTGAAATTGTCAGTGAAACGGAATTGTCTGTAACCCCGGCAGCATCACCGGATATTCCGGCGGGTACTGCTTACAGTATTTTGCTGTGCGATTCGATCTCGGTTGACGGGCTGGCCCAGGACGTAGCGGAGGCATTGCGCTATTTCACCGGACAAGAATCAGAGATCTATGCTGCCGTCGAATACTGGAAAAATTATGGTGATGCCGCGCAGGTTGAAGCACTGTTAGCCGCTATTCAGGCAGAAACAGCGCAATCAAACGCCAACGCCGCCGCGACCGCCGCAGACGTTGAAACAACCGCCGCCGCGCGGGATGAAGCTATTACCGCGAAAAATGCCGCAGAAGATTACAGCGTACTGGCTGGGAAACATGCCGCCACCGCCACCACGCAGGCGACCACGGCAACCGAACAAGCCACCATCGCCACTAATGCCGCCAGCGCCGCGCAGACCGCGCAGACCGCTACCGAAACGGCCCGTGACGAAGCCGCCGCGCAAGCAACCGTCGCAACTGAACAGGCAGCCGTAGCGACCGAACAAGCCACCGCCGCCGCGGCCGCCGCCGCAGAGGCAAAAGATCATCGCGGCACGGCGTACATCTGGATGAATAACGCCGCAGAATCAGCGACCACAGCAACCGAACAAGCCACCATCGCTACAGAAGCCGCCACTGCTGCCGAAACAAGCGCCGCCAATGTTGCAGAAGACGAACAAGAAATTGCAGCTAATGCCGCCGCCGCCGCAGAATCAGCCACCGCCGCCGCACTTTCGGAAGCGAACGCCAAAACCTACATGGAGCAAGCAAAATCACTATCAGAAGATTCACTATCTCTTATTGGCCTGGGTGCTGATCGCCGTGATTGGCCTGATTGCACAGTTAACCCATCAGCCTATATTGGCTTTGTTCGTCTGGAAGAGGCGACCGCAACGGGTTTCCCGTCTATCGCTTCCGGTGAAGTCTACTTGGTAGGCTGGCTGGCACGCGGTGACGGCCTGATCATTAACGGCTGTTTTGTGGGAACTAACACGCGCTCACTTTATACATACATGTATAACAATGCCGATGGGACTTACGGCTGGACACGTCACGCCCGGAAGGATGAAGTAAGCCGCTTATTGCAGACGAGTAACTCAACAGGCGAAACGCAGTTATGGGACGGCGTGGGCCAAAATTACATCTTCGTGAATAATACGGGGTGGGGTGCTTATTCAGTTGATGGGGCAATTAAGTTAGGCATCAATTATGGTGGTACGGGCGGCGGTAACGCCGGACAAGCCCGCACAAATTTACAAGTAATGTACGAGCAAAAAACCGATCTTGCTGACACGGATCTGGATACGCTCACGGGCGAGTATTCCGGTTTTTATCGCCAAAAACTCAACGCGCAAGCTACTACTGATCGCCATTATCCGTGCAATAATGCGGGTGCGCTTGTTGTGATTGGGAATAGTGCTAATACTGATTCTGGATGCACGCAAATTTATTACCCTTATAACTATAATGCTTCGTTTTATCTTCGTAGTTTTGATGCGGCAACTTTCACATGGTCAGAATGGGCGCGTTTTCTTAGTTCTGGTGTGTTATTGGGTGACATTGGTCTAACTAACGCCCCGCGCGATTGCGCCGATATTTCCGGCAATCCCGCCGCTTACATTGGCTTTATTCGTATTCGCGAAGGCGTCACCGGATGGCCCGAAGACGTCGCGGACGGTGAAGCATATCTAACAGGCTTCATTAGCGTAAACGATGGTTCGCCATCATATACAGGCATTTTCCAGGGGTGGGGGACACGCTCGCTTTATACTTATCGTTGGAGTGAAAGCACTGGCCCACAATGGACGCGACACGCAAGAAAAAATGAGGTTAGTCGATTTAATCAAAGCGGCAGCAATCGGACAGTAGTTTATTCTATGGACGACTCGACAGCAGGGTGCTATCTTCAGCTCGACGCGACGGGCCGCTGGGGTTATTACAGTCCGGTTGATAATTGCTGGAAGGCGTTAGCTATTGAACAGGGCGGCACAGGGGCTGTAACAGTCGACGAAGCAAGAGAAAACTTAAAAGTAGATCGCCTTGCTCAATGGGGTAGTGAAACCTGGGTATATAACGCAGATTCATCTATGCGTTTAGGGCTTACTGGAACATCGTGGGGCTGTTATAGCGACACTCAATCAAAATGGATTCCGCTTGATTTATCACATGGTGGTACAGGTGCAAACGATGCAGCCACGGCCCGCACCAACCTTGCCGCTATGCACGAACAAAAAAGCTCACTAGCTGACACCGATCTGGATACGCTTACCGCCGCTTATTCCGGTGTTTACTGGCAGGGCGCATCATCAAAAGCAACAACCGAACTGCATTACCCATGCAAATATGGTGGTGCACTGGTTGTACTGAAAAACGGCAACTATACAAACGGGGCCACGCAATTATATTACCCGTACAATTCGACGGGTTTGTATTACATGCGCACCTATTACGCCAATTTGGAAACCTGGACGGATTGGGCTAAATTCGAATCCGATCCACTTATTCATGAAGAAGCACCATTTCCTGACGTATGGATACCGTTTAACGATTCACTTGATATGCTGGCAGGCTTCGCTCCTGGCTATAAGAAAGTAACGGTTAACGACGAAACCACATCCATCCCGTCGGATAAAGTGGTGGGCTTCGCCCGCGCCAGCACTGCGACTTATATTAATAAATCCGGTGTTTTAACCATTGCTGATATTGATGAGCCACGTTTCGAACGCGAGGGATTATTAATTGAAGGTACTCGCACAAACTTCTTTATTAACGGTAGCGTTCCTGCAAGTTGGGGCCGATCAACTAATATCACCGCTACAGCAGAAACTGACAGCTACGGTTTCCTGTACGGAAAATTCGTGATCGACGACAGTGCAGTTGGCGGTACTGGTGCTTGCAACATGGCATCAGTGATCACTGCTAACGTTATCGACACTACTCAGCACGATGAACAGTACGTCACGGTTTCTTGTCGTTTTCGTTCGTCAAGCGACGTCCGGTTGCGTATCCGTTTTGCTGGTGGTGAAGATACTTCCAGCCTGGCATTCCTGTGTGATGCGTATATCAAACTAAGCGACATGACTGTAACGAAAGCAGGCGGCGGTGCAGACAATATCACTGTTAGTGTAACAACAGACAACATCACCGGATGGAATCGCGCAGTGGTGACGTATAAATCAACCGTAACGCTGGTTACTGCACAAATTCAGCTTGCTCCGGTTAGCGCGTTCGTGTCCGGCGACTACATGGAACTAGCGACACCTCAAGTCGAGCTTGGCCCGAATGCATCATCGTATATTTGCTCAGGTTCAACTCCTTCTACCCGTGCGAGCGATCTAGTAAGCATTACGACTAAAAACAACCTTGCGCGTCCTCCGTTCAGTTTCCTGATCGAGCTTCACAAGGACTGGTTCAGAGCGCCAAACGCCGCGCCGCGTGTTTTTGATATTGCCAACGCTAATACGGGGCAGGGCGTTATCGCTGCGGTTAACCGTGGTAGCGATAAGTATTACATGTCTCTATCCAAAAGTGACGGAGCTTATATCAATTCCGCCGCCGCTTCCGTATTGCCAAATAAGGCCATTATTGGTGCGGTAGTTAAAGATGATGATACTTTCCATGTAATCATGAATGGTGTAGCCGTTGCAGATGCAACATGTTCTTACGGTGGAGTAACTCAGGACAAAAACATCAGATTCGGCGGTCAAACATCAACAGGTGAGCGCCACTTATTCGGACACATCCGCAATTTCCGTATCTGGCACAAAGCGCTAACCGACGGGCAATTATTCGAAAAGGTTTAAGGTGATAACATGCGAGATATTAGCTTACAGTTTACTGATAAACAACAATATAACGACATTGTGATTAATAGCGGCTGGCTGGACGCCCAGCCGTCAACCGTATTTATTGATGATATTGGTTTTGTTTTGGTATTCGACGATCCAGAAAGTGAAAACCCGGTTTTAATCGAGCGCAAAGGGTATTACGTCAACATGCGCATAACCAGTGACAACATTGATATTGCCCCGCTGGAAGACTTTATTGTTCCAGATCCGGGCGTCCGCGCATGGGCTTAATAGGGGGTAGTAATGAGCATTACAACAGAAGGTAAAGTGACCGCCGAAAAGGGTGTTTTTTCCGGTTATTCATTCACGGCGCAAGGGGTTGATGTTGTTAATAATACATTTTATTCCAAGCTCAAAGATTCGACTGGCGCAGTAATCGGCCAGGCTGAATTCAGATCAGGAGAAAACCAGGGCCAAGTAATTGTTCGCGATCTCACAACCGCCGCCGCACATAAATTCTTTAACTTTAACAAAGACGGCACGTTTCACTCGCCTGGCGGTCACGTTACCCACACTGGCGCGGATTGGAGCGGGCAAATATCCGATAACGTAAACAAATTTAAGCCTATGGCTGGCAGCACTAATGGGCCATCAGATCCGACCGTGTTCGGTGGTTTTCATGTTCAATTCAGCGGTAACTATGCTGTTCAGTTTGCCGGGCGCTTATCCCAATTTTGGGCCAGGACTTTTGAGGCTGGCACGGATAATGGCTGGAAGCGTTTATTAACCACAGACGACCTAAGCACATCCACTGACTTAACAGTCAACAGCCTGACTACCACATCAGCGGTTAGATCTGGTGGTGGCGATTTGCATATCATCGGCGACACGTCGAAACGCAGTGCGATGAATTGCGGCCTTACTGGTTACGACTCCACCGGAAAAAACATGGGCTGGTATCTTGGCACATATAAGAGCCAGACGTATAAGGTATGGTTTGAAGATTATTTAGGTAGCGAAGGTGTAATGCTGAATGGCGACGACGGATCTGTACAGCTTTACAGTGGCGGGCAAACTGGCACATCGCAGACTTTAACGCTTAGTGATAGCGGCTTAACATCTACCTGTGATTTGCATTTGGTGCAACCTAGTGGAATGTCCGGTAAATCTTTTGTTCTCCAGAATAGCGGTAACGCTTACCATGACATGTATGTACAATGCTGGGGTGATGGTTACGAAGGTTCGGATCGCTATAGCGTCTTTGAGGTAAAACTTTCAACAGGCTATCTGTTTTACGCTCAACGTCAAAGCGACACATCGCAGACCCTTAATGTTAACGGTAGCGTTGCTTGCACTTCGCTATCTCAATCCTCAGACCGCGACTTGAAAGATAACATCCAGGTCATTAGCGACGCCACCGCAGCGATCCGCAAAATGAATGGTTACACCTACACCCTGAAAGAAAACGGCCTGCCTTACGCTGGTGTTATCGCTCAGGAATGTATGGAGGCCATCCCGGAAGCGGTAGGATCGTTTATTCAGTACGGTGAAGAACTGGCAGGCCCGACACAAAGCGGTCATGAACTGCGAGAAGAAACACGCTACCTTAACGTAGACTATGCCGCAGTAACTGGTCTGCTTGTCCAGGTGGCACGCGAAACAGATGATCGCGTTACCGCACTGGAGGAAGAAAACGCCAACTTACGCGCTAGCGCGGCTGTCATGGATGAACGCATCACCAATCTTGAAAATCAGGTTAGCGAACTGGTTGCGCTTGTTAAGCAGTTAACCGGAAGCGAAGAATAAGAGGTGATGTGCGAAGAACATCGCCGCGCGAAACGAGGCTAACGCCTCGTTTCTTTTTGTGTACCAAATTGTGACCAAATCAAAGATTAAAGGTGAAAAATCATTCGTAACATCATGTTTTATCTCAATATATTTTATCT